TAAAAGAATATGATAATGGGGATTCTTCAAAACAGAGAAAACTATTCCTCAATACACAAGATGCTAAGAATGATAATAATGAATTTGGTTTCATTAAAGATTATAGTGAAACTATTACTCCTTTAATTGGTAAAGTAAAACCAAGTAATTTCTTCTTACAAGAAAGAGGATCTGGATTCAATTCAGATTCTGATATTATTCTTTCTAAGGGTCGTCTTTCTGAAGGTACTGCTGCATATAATGCAACCTTTGGTTTGTCATATTTTGATCCTGAGTTCTATACTAAGATTGTATTAGAATCATCTCCAACAGTATTAAATTCATTTACTAGAGGTAAGTATGTTACTGGTTTAACTAGTGGTGCTTATGGTGTTGTAGAAGGAGAACCTTCAGGTGTTTATAGTACAGGTGTACTACTCTTTGTTAATACACTATCTGGTAGATTTCTTCCAGGTGAAACACTTAGAGATGAAGGTGGTGCAACAGTAAGAATTGCTAGAGAGAATACTATTTCTCATTTCAAAGTTCTTAATCGTGGTCTTGGTTATCCTGATACATCAACTGTTCTTGTAAATGGTGTTGATTTTGATTCTGCTAAGATTATACCTAACAGACTCAATGATGGATCAATCTATTCTGTAGAAATTGTTAATAGAAATGCTGTTACTACTGAATATGCTCAACCACCAGTAGTATCAATAAATGGAACTGGTAGTTCTGGTGCATCTATTCTTGCTGTATTGTATAGAAATACAGTAACAACATATACTCCACAAAATGTTAAATCATTAGGATGTAGATATGGATCTGGTAATGCTAATACATTCTATGCAGATTGTGTAGTTGATAGTCAAAAATATTCTGAGATTAAATCTGTAACAGACTTTACTTTCTTTGGAACTCAAGGTTTAAGTTATATTGAATCTACTAGTTTTAGTGCTGATGCTGGACCATTATTACAACAAGGAGATGTAGTTCAATTCTCTGATGCTAATAATAAAGTTGTACGTTCTGTGGTTGAATATGCAACTCAGCAAATAGGATCTGCTAAGACTCGCGTATATCTTGATACTGCACTACCTAGCGATGTTACTAATACTAGTATTGTTAGATTACGTCCAAAAGTAAGTAATGCTAACCAAGGAACATTAATATTTCCAACAGGAAGTAAGCAAGTAGAACAAATTTCTGCTGGTAATGAAGATAGTAAGATTAAATACTATTTCCGTAGAGATTTTGTAAGTACAGCATCTGGTGGTTCAACTATAACTTATGCTGCACAACTTCCATTTGGTACTCAACGTTTTGCTGGATATAGTGAAAGTAATTTCCTTGTTACTGTTCTTGATGCAGGTGATGCTCCAGATATTGTTAAAGGTGATATCGTTTATATTCCTGCTGATGCAGTGGAAATTTCTTCTGCTACTGATACTGCTAGTGGCCTTACTAGTGGAAGTTTAAGTCTTGATCTTCCAAATAATTATTTTGGAACTATTCCTGGAAATGGAACATATCCAACACTTAAATTGACTGCTACTCTTGAAGTTACTAATGCTAAACCAAGACTTAAGACAGCAATTAAGAATAAGAGAATTACTGTTACTTCTTCTGGAGATCGTGTAATTCCATTTAGAGGAACTGATTATGATAGTGAGGTTGTAGAAATACTATCTTACTCTGATGCATATAAACTAAGATATGTTTATGAAGGAACATCAACACAACCACCAGAAGTTGATACTGCGGGTAATCTTGTTAGTGGTACTGATGTTACTAACAGATTCACTTTTGATGATGGACAGAGAGACACAGTTTATGATGTTTCTAGAGTCGTCCTCAAGCCAGGATACGAACAAACAACAGGACAATTAGTAATTGCTTTCGATTACTTCGAGCAATCACAAGGTGATTTCTGTACTATTGATAGTTACTTACATGAAGCAGGTTTACCAGAAGATGAGATTCCAAGTTTCAACTCTTCAGTTCATGGTATTGTAGAACTTAAGAATGTTATTGACTTTAGACCAAAGGTTGATACTGCTGCTATTGTTCCTGGTTTCCAAGATGTTTCTTCATTAGAGAATACAGCAGGTTCATTTGCTGGTGCAGGATCTGTTATTGCATCTACTCCTGCTCCTGATACTAACTTAGAATATACATTCTCATTCAGTCAGGTTCAATACTTAGATCGTATTGATGGAGTCTTTCTCAATAAGAAGGGTGAGTTTCTCATTAAAGAAGGTAATTCCTCTCTTAATCCTTCAAAACCAGATCCAGTAGATGATGCTGTACCATTATTCTATGTTTATATTCCTGCATACACTACTTCTAGTAAGGATGTAAGAATTACTCCAGTTGATAACCGTCGTTACACAATGCGTGACATTGGTAAGTTGGAGAAACGTATTGAGAGACTAGAATATTACACAACGTTAAGCATTCTTGAGCAACAGGCATTGAATATGCAGGTCAAGGATGAAATTGGAATGGATCGCTTTAAGAGTGGATTCTTTGTTGATAACTTTGAGGCACATAGTGTAGGTAATCTAACTTCATTGGATTATACATGTGCTGTTAATAGTCAACAATCAGTATTACGTCCACAATCTAAAGAAGATTCTATTTCTCTTAAAGAACTTAATACAAGAGAAGATCAAAGATCAGTTGCAGGATATAAGAAGTCTGGTGATATTATAACTCTTCCATATTCAGAATTAGAATTACTTGGTAATGACTTTGCATCTAAGACATTAAATCCAAATCCATTTGTTGTTCTTCAATATGTTGGAGATGGAGATATATCACCTAGTGTTGATAGTTGGTATGATCAAAGTGTAGAACCTCTAATAGTAGATACAAATACTAATCTGTTTACTATTTTCATTGCTAAAGAAAGTGTAAGTGAGAGTTTCTCTAGTTTACATAACTCATTTATTGTGAATTGGGTAGGTGCTTCACCATCATTCACTTCTATTAATTCATTAGGAAATGTTAATTCACAGGAAGCAAAATCTGCTGTTGAATTAGCATCTGTTTCAAGTTCTTCTAATGTAAGTCCTCAAAATAATGAAGTTGGTAAAGGATTACAAACAACCAAAGTTGGAGAGAAGAATATATCTACTGCACTTCAACTATTTGCTAGAAGTAGAGTTATTAAATTTATTGTTAGAAGGTTAAAACCAAATACTAACATTTCTATTTTCATGGAAGGTAGAAATATTAATCGTTGGGTCAACCCTGATCTTAGATTTACTGGTATTGCTGGTAACTCACCATCTGCATTTAATGGAACAGTAACTACTGACGAGTATGGTAATGCTAGTGGAATGATATTACTTCCTGCTGGTGCTCCACCAAGAGAAAATGCAATATGGAGTGGAGATATTGATACAGTTGATTATGATACAACAGCAGAAGAAGTAAGGATTACTACTGGAACTAAGACTATTAGATTCACATCTAGTTCTACTGATGCTGATAAGTCAACTGTTGATACATATGCAGAGGTTAAGTACTATGCTGCTGGTGCTCTTCCAGAGAATCCTTCAGGTATTGTTTCTACAAGACCTGCTTACTTTAAAGCAAATGAAGGTGTTCAATTAGTTGATAGTAATACAGATAATCCAATTAGACCTAATCCTCTTGCTCAGACATTTAAAGTAGAGAATTATGAGGGTGGTGTATTTGTAACTGGACTTGATCTATATTTCAATAAGAAGAGTGATAACATTCCTGTTAAAGTTTATCTAACTAATGTTGATAGTGATAAACCAGGTAAGAATGTTATTCCTGGATCAGAAAAAACTTTAACACCAAATACATTCCTTAAGTGTTATGCTAATGGTAACGTTAATGTAACTAAAGGTGAAAATGTAACTGGTGTAAGTTCTGCTGCTAGTGGTCCTATACTTAAGGTTATTGATAAGAATGGTGTTGATTTAATTGCTTCTGCTTCTGGCACATTTGCATTAACAAATGAGCAAGTTTATACCATTGTTCTTAGCAATCATAATGGACGTTCTTTCTATCAAAATGAAGATTTAACTATTCCTTCTGTTACATTGGCAAATGCTACTGAAGGAAGTACTTTGAAACTTACTATTGCTAAAGATAGTGGTAAAGTTTCTGGTCTTAGAGTAACTAATCCAGGACTTAATTATGATAGTGCTATTCTTACTATTGAAAGTCCTCAACTTCCAGGTGGTTCAGTTGCAACTGCTAGTGTAGAAGTTTCTAATGGTAAAGTTTATAACACTGAGGTATCATTGAATGGTTTTGGATATACAGAACCACCTTCAGTAGTTGTTAAAGGTGTTGGTAATGGTGCAGGTGGATGTGAAATAGAAACATCTATAGAAATTGATTCTCCAGCAGTAAGAATGGGTGTATCAACTGATATAACAGGTGTTACACAATCTACTACTGCAACTAAATTTGGATTTGATTATCCTGTTTATCTACAAAATGATACTGAGTATGCTCTTCAAGTAGAGACTGATTCAGTAGATTATGAAATGTGGGCATCTCGTTTAGGGGAAACCGACATATCAACAAGTACAATTATCACAACCCAACCTTCATTAGGTTCGGTATACCGATCACAGAACGTAGATAACTGGACAGAAGATATATTTGAGGATCTTAAGTTTACACTTCATCGTGCAGAATTTAATATTCAACGTACTGCTGAACTATTGCTTAAGAATGATAGTTTAGGATATGAACTTTTAGAAAGTAATCCATTTGAAACTAATGCTAGTTCAAGTACAAATGCTTCTGCGAAGTTATTTGGTAATAATAATAGTGTTATTAGAGTTAATCATAGAGATAATGGATTTGAAGATGCAGGTAAATCATATGTTTTCTATAGAAGTGCTAAAGAAACATCTGGTATTACAGCAAATACTTTAAATTCTACTTTATTTGAAGTTGATAATGGTGGAGTTGATACTTATACTATAAGACCATTATCACAAGCAACAGGTAATGCTATTGGTGGTGGTGATAGTGTTTATGCTACTCACAATAGAAAGTTTGAAACTCTATATCCAAGAATTGATTATTTAACTATTACAGGAACTAAATTAGAAGCTTCTGTTAAGACAACTAATGTTGTACCTGTTGATTCATCTACAACAAATTACACTTCTTATTCACAGAGTGATTTTGAAAGAACATTCTTAAATGAAGCACATTATTTCACTAATCAGAAGATAGTTGCTTCAGAAATTAATGAGACTATGAATAATCTTTCTAGATCTCTGACTTATAAAATGGTTCTCTCATCTACTGTGTCTCATTTGAGTCCAGTTGTTGATCTTTCTAGTGCTTCTGTTATTGCAACAACTAATAGAATTGAGAATAGTCATGGTCAGGAAGACAGATTTGGAAGAAGAAATCAAATTGTTGAATTTTATCCAATCTATACATTTGCACTTGGTGGAAATGGTGGAACAGCAATTGAATCTGGACAGACAATTCAAGGTCAAACTACAAAAGCAACTGGTACTATTGCTAAAGTAGATGGATCAAGTGTTTGGGTTAAAGTAAAAACAAGTCAATTCTTCAAAAAAGGAGAGACAGTTACTTTGGTTAATCAACCTTCATTAACATCAGTCACTATTGATTCTAATCCATCTCAGATATTAAGAGATATTGCTGATGCATCTACCATAACTGCAAGAAATCCATCGGTAATATTAGAAACTTATACTAATACGATTGAAGGTAAATCAATTATATGGAATAAAGAAACACAAGAGTTAACTGCAAGAAATGATGTACAACCAATCAATGATGATTTCACTGGTGGTGTTAGTACAAATGTACTATTCAATAGAAATGCAGTAACAAATGATCAAGTTTCTGACATTTTCCGCGTTGGTGATATTCTAACATATCCAAATCAACCAGATGATGAAGCATATTTCTTGGAGGTTGGTAAAGTATCTTATTCTAATGGTGTAGAATTTGTATCAGAGAATACATCTAAGAATAGTTCATCTATTGCTAAGTATGTAACTAAGGAAGTTGCTATCAATAATCCAGCAACTGCTGTTGATGTTCGTCTAACAGCTAATGTTAAGGATATTGCAAACTTAGAAGTTTTATATAGATTTAAGAAAGCATCTAGTCAAGAGAATTTTGAGGATATTGATTGGACATACTTCAATATTTCTGGTGAACCAGATACGTTAGAAATTGCTACCAGTGAGAACAGTATTTCAAGTACTGTTGAGAAGCAATCTTCATATCAAGAATTGAAATATAGTGCATCTGATCTTCCAGAATTCTCATCATTTGCTGTTAAAGTTGTCATGAAATCAGTAGATCCATCATATGTTCCTAAGATTCAAGACATCAGAGCAGTAGCATCTTTCTAATCTCCGCGTATGGACTATTTGAAGGTTGAAGGTCATGATGGTCTTGTAAGAGACGTAAACACAGGTGCTATCATCAATAACGATGATTCTGCAATAGAGGCACGAAGGAAATCAAAACATCTTAGTTCCGCATTAGAGGACATAAATATGTTGAAGAATGAACTCTTTGAGATTAAGTCCCTACTGAAAGAAATAAGAAATGCCAGCAATTAGTGTAGCAAGAACCGATACCCTCGAACAACAGAGGACGAAGGTTAACGATATAGCAAGTCAACTGTTTAATGTTACTTCTGGAGGAAGTGATCTACAAGCAGGTAATATAAAACTAGGTGATGGTACTGTTTCAGAACCCAGTCTAGCTTTTACAAACGATCCAGATTTGGGAATGTACAAGCAAGCCAATGGTTTGTTTGGATTTGTTAGTAACAGTAAGAAATTAGCAACATTATCTGAATTATCAACGAAATATTATAGGGACTTCGTTGTTGAGAAAAACAGTCTGGATTCATTACTTATTTCTATCCAAACTGCTGGTCAGAATTATGATGGTGGACAATATCCTGAAGTAGCAACATTGGGTGGTACTGGTGATGGTGCTACTCTGTCCATGACAGTTGCGGGATTTACTGGAACTATTACAAATAATGGTACTGGATATACTCCAGGTACATATCAGACTATTCCTGTAACTGGTGGAACTGGTTCTGGTGCAACTATTGACTTTACAGTTGATGAGATTGGTGGTGTTTTAACTAATGGTGGTATTAACTATACACCAGGTGCTTATTCAGGTGTTGATTTAACTGGTGGTACTGGTACTGGACTTCAAGCAGATATCACAGTTGATGCATGGACTTTTACAACTACAGGTGGACAAAGTTATCCCGATGGAACTTATAAGAGTATTCCATTAACAGGAGGAAATGGATCAAACTTCCTTGCAAATATTTCTGTTCAGGGTGGTAACGTTCAAGAATTTGGTGCTGCTGGAGGTAGTGAAGTTATATCAGCAGGTGCTGGTTATCAAGTAGGTGACGTACTTACTGGAACTCTTCCTCTTGCTGGTACACAGACATTTGTAGTTAAAGCTGCTAATGGTTTATATTTCTTTGATGGTAAATCTGCTGGTAGTTTTTCACTCTTCAAAGGAAAAACATACATATTTGATTTAAATGATACAACTGCTGCCACACATCCATTATTCTTTGGTACAGCACAGGATGACAATGCAAGTATTATAGGTAATGCTGAAGGTGTAACATATACTGGAGATGGTGCTTCAGTTACACCAACAGATTGGCTTGCTAATTATACAACTTATACAACAAGACAAGTAACATTTGTAGTTCCTGCTGCTCCTGCAAATAATAACTTATACCTTAACTGTGGTCAACATGCAGGAATGGGAGGTCAAGTTACATTAACTGACCATACAACTGGTAGTGGATTTAGTACAGAGATAACAGCAGTTGGTGGAACTATTACTACTGTTTCTGTTACTAGTTCTGGTGATGGAGCATATACATCTGGTGACGTATGTAGTGTTGATCCAACAGATTTACAATCTGCTGGTGATGTTGGTGCTGGTGTAACAGGTTCTGGATTCCAATATACTCTTGGTGGTAATTTTGGTGCTATTCTTGCTATTGATGATTATTCTGGATATGGTACAGGATATTCTGTTAATGATGTATTAACACTACCTGGTGGTACGACAAACGTTAGCACAATTGCACGAGGTGTATTAGAATTCACTGGACCAGGTACTACATTTGTTTCTACTGGTGCAATTGTCACTTATAACTTAACTGGTATTGCTGCTGGTAGTGCGAACGCAACATTTAGTAACATAACTCCTACTGGAGGTGCTGGTGCTGGATTTAATGTTGATGTTAATGTCATATTTGCTGGTGGTAACGCATCATACGATACTATTACTGTCAACAATGCTGGTACAGGATATCTTCCTTCAGATCAACTTGTAATTACTGGTGATTTACTTGGTGGTGCTACTCCAAATAATGATTTAACTATTGCCGTACAGAGTGTTGCTCCTTCTAATCCACAAATCACACTTAGTGATACAACAGGTATTCTAGTTGGTGATACTGTTGACATTCTTGCCAATATTAATAATACTGGTCAGTTAGCTGCTAATACAACTGTACAATCTGTTGACAATGCTACTCAGATAACATTATCAGCAGCACCACCAACTCCAGGTGATGCTGATATTAGTATTACTAACCAGAATCCAACTTACTTAACTGTTCCAGATTCTAGTCTCATTGGAGACGGAATGGAAGTTACTAAGGTAAGTGGTACTGGTGCATTTGCTGCTGGTACTACTGTTACTGCTATTATTGATGCTACTACGGTAGAAATATCTGTACAACCTGATACTGCTGGTCCTCTTGTTGCAAACTTTGTTCCTTCTTATGGTAACGGACAGAATTTTAACTTTACTATTGATCAACTAGGTGTTGTTACTGAAGTTGCTGTTGCTGATGGTGGTAATGGATATACTAAAAATGATATTCTAACAGTTAACCCTCGTGATCTTGTTCAACCAATTGTATACACTGTTAAGAATATACAAGTTGAACAGGTAACACCAGTATCCAATACAGTTCCTGATACCGCATTTGCAGTTGGAGATTTGGTAAGAGATCCTGGTGGTGGAATTATTGCTGTTGGTATTACTACATCTACTACTGTAGGTTCAGCAGCAGATGCGACATACAGTGGAGTTGCTTCAACATCTGCTGGATCTGGTGTTGGTGCAAAATTTGATGTTACTCGTGATAATACAGGTGCTGTTTTATCAGTAACTATAACTACTGGAGATGAAGGAAGATTTTATGTAGATACAGAAGTAGTAACTATTGATGGAACTTTAGTTGGTGGTGCTTCTCCTGCTGATAATATTGTATTAGCAGTTGGTAGTGTAAGTTCTGCTGGTACTGGTACTGCTGTGCGTAAGATTGTAGCAGCTGGTGGATGGATCACATATATGGTCATCGACTACTTTGGTCTTAATGCTGGTGGATTCTTTGTTAATGATGCTGCTGGTACTACGGCATATGAGGTACAAAGTTCTGCTGATGACTTTAGATTTACTATTGATACTGGAAATGGTGTTGATCAATTTGTTCCAGCATTAACATTGTTTGTTGGTAATGAATATAAATTTGATTTAAATAGTGCTACACTTGGTGGTCATATATTCTCTCTAAGTTCATTTCCAGATGGAAGATGGGATAGAGTAGAAGGTCAGACAGCAACATTAGCATCAACAGCAACTCAAATTACAGTTGGTTCTACAACTGGATATAAAGTAGGGTTTGTTGTAGAGAAAGATCTTGCTGACCAAGGAGCAGGTACATTTGCTGCTGATACAAAGATTGTAAGTGTTGATAGTGCAACTCAGTTTACTATTGACAAATTGCCTACAGTTGGTGGTGCAGTTGAATTTAATGTTTTTGGTGCTGAGTATACTGATGGTGTAACGAGAGTTAGTGCTGCTGGATCTGAAGCTTTAAGTATTAAAGTAACTGAAGATACTCCAACACTTTATTACTATTGTGCTACTGATAGTATTGACCATACTAATGAAGGTGGTGAAGATGGTCAAGAATCAGCAATTACCATTGATCAAAATAACCCTAAGACATTTGGTACTGGATTCCAGTTACTTGTTAATGATGTTGTTATAGAAGAAATTATTAAGGGTGAAGTTCTTGATGGATCATTCACTGTTAGAAATCTTGTTTCAACTGATGGTGAAATTGGTAATGCTACTATTCCTAATCTAACTTCTACTGTTGCTATTGCTAGTGCATCATTAGAAACTCCATTATTAAAAGCTCCTGCTACTGCTGGTGCTATTACTGGTACAAAATTAGGTATTCAGACTGATGCAGATAAGGACGTTGAAGTAACAACTCAATTCTTTAAAGTTGGATCTGGTACTCCATTTGTACCAACAATACAGATTGAGGGTGCTACTGGTAACTTAACAGTTGCTACTGGTGGTTATTTAAAATCTGATGATATTAGAGCTGGCGATAATCTTAAGATTACTGGTGATGATGCTACAATAACTTCTTTCAATGCTAAGGATATTACTCTTAAACCAGAGCAAGGAAGAATTGCTGGTGTAGATGCATTATCTGGTTTCGCAGTTCCTGCTGGTGATACAGCATCCAGACCTGGCCCTGCTGTTACGAAGGATGGTGTGATTAGATTTAATACTACATCTAATCAGTACGAAGGTTATCATTCTAGTACAACATCATGGTCATCTCTAGGTGGTGTAAGAGACTTAGATGGAAACACCTACATGTTGGCAGAAGAGACAGTTGGTGCTAACGATAACACTATCTGGTTCTTTAACGATAACGTTAATACACTTAAGGTAAGTCCTAACTTCCTTGAGTTTGTAAACATGAAGAAGGTACGTTCTGTAAACGTACTTGCACCTGCGTATACAGAGTGGAATGCTAACGCACCTGTAACAGCAGGACAATATGTTAAGTGGTTAAACAATTTATATGAAGTAACTATTCCTGGTACTACTGCTACTACTGGTAATGAACCAATACACACATCTGGTGCTCTTGCTAATGGTACTGCGGAATTAACATTCTGGGGATTGGGTGTTGCTCCATTAACATTTGATGATATTCAAGAACTTAGAGTTGGTCCTAATAAGACATGTCCACTTGTTATTAGTGGAGATCTAAGATTCCTTGGTAATGAGATTTCAACTGATGTTAGTGACTTAAATATTAGACCTAACTCTGGTAAAAAAGTTAAGATTGATGCTGCTACATCATTAGTAGTTCCATCTGGTAACACTGCTCAAAGAGGTGTTGCTGAAAGAGGTTCTATCAGATATAACTCATCCACACTTCAATATGAAGGATTTGATGGATTGAACTGGGGATCATTGGGTGGTGTTAAAGACGTTGACCAAGATACTTATATTGTTCCTGAATTAACTGCTGGTGGTGATGAAGATACTTTATACTTCTATACTGCTGGTAATAATGCATTGAGATTAACTCAGTCAGCATTTGAGTTTTATTCAGTTGATACTATTGTTTCTAGTACTACTGATGAATTTGAGATCACTGCATCTCTATTCACATTTGATGGTGCTGCAACAACTCTTGACAACACATCTGCTACTAAGACATTCCTTCATAGTTCTAAGCAATACTTTGATCTAGGTGTATCATCTGGTGTTTATACAGATCCTATTTTAAGATTAGATGATCAAGGTGATGTATATCTAAACACAGGATTTGGTACAGGAACATATAGTGGAGTTAAGGTCTTTGATAGCGATCTTAAAGAGTTTGAACTTGCTGATCTTAGGATATTAACTGATGTTGTTACTATGGTTAAGGGTTCATCTAACAGTGGTAACTCAGTCATTTATCCAACTTCAACTGAGAAAGGTGCTAAGGTTGTTGTCGTAGCAGAGAACGTATCAAATGCACATAAAGAAATGTATGAGTTTGGTGTTATAGATGATGGAGTGAATGTTGTATACAACGAATATGGAAATCTAAGAACTGGAATTGAATTGATTGTACCAGAATTTGAAATGACATCTAACAATGAGGTTAGACTAAATATGACATTAGGAGCTAATGTCCTAGCGACTCATACCGTTAAGGTGACTATCGTATCAAATATTACTAAGAAATAAACAATGGCAGTAACAAAAGAACAATTAGATTCTAATGGTGGTTTTTCTATAGGACAAACTACAATATTTGATTCAGAGAGAAATGCAAAGGATTTTAACACTTTACATATTGCAAACTCACATTTTACAGATAGTGATTCTACTCGGTATATTTTACGCGGATTAAATACATCTGTACTTTCTTTGGATACTACTGCTGGTCAGATAGTAATTAAACAGAATACAGTTAATTTTATCACTGGATATATCCTTGGAGTTAATCCCACAGGAACTGTCTGGAGTGCGAAGATGGAGACAACATTATTTTGTGATGCTGTTGGTAATACTAGTGTACTTTCTACAATGACAACAGTTATTAAGGATGATATTCCTACTGGTCAGACTTGGGATATTCAACCTTTAGGATCAACTAATAGATTTAGCTATACTACAACTAGAGCAGGTACAACTGCTACAATTAAATGGGTTGCCGTGACAGAAGTTATCAGTATTGCGTGGACTTGATGCTAAATATAAAATAGGATTTTAAAGGCTTGGAGTAAGGCGACACCATGAGTTTTAACATCAATTCTGATAAGGAAAGGATTAGAGGTTCTAAACCCTCTCTTATCGGTGATACAGAAGCAACCATAAGAGTTGGTACGGGTGCTCTAGAAAGAGAGATAATACGTACAGAATTAGATACTAACACAGGATTACCTCGTGTTGGTATTAACAGAACTGGACAGAGAATAAACAATATTGATATCACCAATGGTGGTTCAGGGTTTACTGTTCAGCCTACTGTTACTATAGAAGCTCCTCCTGCTGGTGGTGTACAAGCTCAAGCATCTGCCTTTATATTCAATGGTCAAGTTGTTACTATCGCCGTTAACAACCCAGGCTTAGGATATTCAACTGCTCCTCTAGTTACAATTGAAGGTGGTGGTGGATCTGGTGCAACTGCCGAAGCTGTTCTTGACACCGTTGATTACGAACTTGACGTTTCTGGTGCTATTAGAACATCAACTTCTATCATCTCTGATACTGCAAGAATCCTTAACCTTGATATTGATAACTTTGTTACTCCTGATGCTAACTTCAGAGCACCAAATTTAAAGACATATCAGAATAATACTGGTACTCCTTGGGCTCCTAATGTCATCCTTCAGAAGGATGCATACAGATATTTTGGTGCTAATTTATACCAGTCATTAAATTCAGGTCAAACTGGATCTGAAGCTCCAACACACGTTGATGGTATTGTACTGAATGGTGAAGTTCAGTTTAAGCATATTGGTTTCCATGCAGTTGATAGTGAAAGATTTGGATATAATGTTACTGGAGATGCTGGAATATATCCAAGATCCATTACACCTCTACTAGGTGACAGATCAGACAAGATTGCTACTACAGAATACGTCCTTAACCTAGCAACGAATGACGTTGGTGGTCGTATTTACGTTTCACAACAGATTGGTTCTGACCTTAACGATGGTCGATCTGCGGTAAACCCTGTAAGAACTATTAAAAAAGCATGTCAAGAGGCATGGAAAACTCCTGGTGTTAAAGAAACTATTGTTGTTTCTGGTGGAGATTATGTAGAAGACAACCCAATATCCATTCCACCTGATGCATCAGTTGTTGGTGACAACTTACGTTTGGTTATTGTACGTCCTGCAAACCCAGGTAAACATATATTCAAGTTCGGTGATAAGAACTACGTCTTAGGTGTAACATTCAGAGACCAAATTGACTCCAATGGTGACGCTGTTGCTACTTGGGATTACGCGATGGTCTTTGACGATAAGCAACGTATTATCCTCGATCCTGATGTCAATGGAGATGCTGGTGTTGACTTTAAAGTTGGTACACAGGTCTTTGGTCCAGATCAATTCCGTGTTAATTTCCAACAAAACACTGGTTTATCTAATCTTGTTTCATCGTTAGAAGTTGTTGGTCTAAACACTGGTGCTAGAGCAGATATATTTGATGTTGTATTTGATACTACTACTGGTGCTAACGCATATATTAATGGTACGATTGATGTTAATCTAACTAGTGGTTCTTTTGTTGAGGGTGAACGATTTGAATATATCACATCTGCTGGTGCAGGTTCTCAAATTTCTGCAACCATTGAAGGAACTAATGGTCAAAATATATTAAAATTTACTGCTGATCCTTCTTCTGTAATTCCTGCTGGTACATATGTAAAACTTGATGATACAAATGATCAAGAATTTACAGAAGGTTTCTATCAGGTAGTTGGAATTGATACAGATAATGCTCCTACTTATTGGGATGTAACATTCCAACCATTAAAATCACTTAATGCTCCAACTTGGAATAGTAACAATGCTGCTACTATTCAAATGTTTGCTGCCACACCAAACATTGAAACCATTGACACAACTAAGATTAAGTCAATTAGAGCAGAGGGTGAAGTTACTGAGGTAGACGAAGATTTCATTTCTACTCTACCTATTTCTAGAATTGACTTCTCTCTACAGGGAGATCCTTCCATAGCAACTGGTGGTTATCAGAGTCCTCAGTATGGTAATGCTGAAGATGTAGGAGGTATTGTATTCTACACAAGTGCTCTTGTTGGTAGAACTAATACTCATGAGTTTAAAGAAGGTCAAGAAGTAGAAATATCAGGTCTTCCAACTAGTACACCAGACTTATCATTCTTGAATGGTAAGCAAAGAATTTATAAAGTTATAGAGGATGCAGATGGTCGTTGCAGACGATTTGTTATTCCTAAGAAAGATCCTGCTCTTACAGATGCAAACTTCGATCCAGGTCAGTTTGCTGTAGTTAAAAATGCTTCAAGAGTTGTATATCTATCATTACTTAACTCTCCTAACAGTTTCCCATTAACAACATCTGTTAGCAGACGTTTCCAAGATGCTGCAAATTACATTAAGAATAACAGAGATTTCATTGCAGATGAAGTTTTAGGTAAGATTGGAGCACAATTTGCTAAAGATTACTATTCAATCTTTAATATTGCTGGATCAGCAGCGTCAGCAATAACACCAACTGGTGCTACATATGATCCTGCCACTGGTGATTTAGTTATTACAAAAGCAGCTCATGGATTATCAACAGGTGCTGGTGTAAGAATTGGAACTGGATCTCTAACATTTACTTGTGCTATGGATTCTAATGCTACAGAGCATTACTATCCAAAAGCATCTGATCCTGCTGCTGGTAAAGCAATTCCTATTACAAGCACAACAACAGATACATTTACAGTTAATGTAGGTGCTGCTGGAGCAGATAGTCAGTGGACTCCAACAAATGCAAGTTATGATCCTGCAACTGGTAACTTAATTTTAACAATTCCATCTCATACACTTAAAGTTGGTGATAATGTTGTTATAGACGACAATTCATTGGGCTTTAGTTGCACAATGGATGGTAATCAAGAGACTAAATTCTATCCTCGTCCTGGCGGTGGAACTGATTTCCAAGACATGGCTGCTGGTAAGTCAATTGCAATTACTGGTGCTGATGCTAACTCTATTACAGTTAACGTAGGTGCTGCTGGTCCAGATAAGACATGGACACCATCTGATGCAACTTATAATCCTGTAAATGGTAATTTAGATCTTGTTATCGGACAACATGGTCTTCGTGTTGGACAAGATATTATAATGTCTGATAATGCATTATCATTCCGTTGCGAACAGGATGATTATGCTTCTGTACATACATATCCAAGACCAGGAACTGACCCTTCTGCTGGTACATCAATTCCTGTAACAGCAATTACAACAGAAACAAAGACAGCAACTGGTGCTACATATGATCCTGCTGCTGGTACTTTGGTTATAACCAGTAATAATCATGGATTCTCCAATGGAGATTTTGTTCAAATTGTAGATGGAAGTTTAACATTTGAATGTGATTTAGATAGTCGTGCTACTCAACACACATATCCTCGTGAGGATGATCCTATCAGTGACAGATTCATTGAGATTTCTGGTGTAACAACAAACAATTTTACTTTAAATGTTGGTATTTCTTCTAATACATCAACACATTATTTTGTTTCTGCAAGTGCAAATGGAATAATAAGAACTACTGGTACAATTACAGTTAATGTAGGATCTACTGCTATTGTAAACAAAGATATTACTAATGCAGTATATACTCCTTCATCTGGTGTATTAGCACTAACAATTGGTGATCATAATTTATCAGTTGGTGATTCTATTAAGATAGCAAATAATGCATTAACATTTACTTGCGAACAAGATGCTAATGCTACTCAACATACTTATCCAAGACCAACAGATCCAGCATACGATACTTCACTTCCAATTGTAGGTATTGGATTAACACAGCACACTGCATCAGGTCCAGAACAAGCATTTGACGTAAGTAATGCAACATACGATCCAGCAACGGGTCTTATGGAACTTACCATTGGTACTCATAGTCTTACAACTGCTAGTAAAGTTAGAATAAAGCAGAATTCATTGGGCTTCAAATGTGCAATGGATGGTCAAACTGCTACTAAGACTTATCCTAGAACAACAGATCCAGCATATGATCAGGAATTAACAGTTTCTGCGACTACAGCAACTACAATTACTCTCGATGTTGGAACTACATCAAATACTCAACACACTGCTACAAACGGTGCATATGACCCTCTAACAGGTCTTATGACATTAACCATTGGTGCTCACAGTCTTGCTGTTGGTACTAGTGTAAGAATTGCTGATGCATCATTGACATTCCAATGTCAGAAAGACCAGTATGCAACTGATCACTCATATCCACGTTCATCTGACCCTGCATATCAAACAGCAGTTACTATTACTAATGTAACCTCAACATCAATTACTTTGGATGTTGGTGTTTCTCCAGATACTTCAACTCATAGATGGAAGCCTGGATTTACTGCAACTAATGCTATTACTAGCGGTGGTAACTATGCTCATACATGGGGCGGTGGTGTTGCCACAGGTGCAATACAAGTAGGTGGTACATATTACAATCCTAATAATGGTGAATTAATTTTAACTGTTACTAATCACGGATTTAGTAATGGTGACAAGATTAAAATTGCTGAGAAATCATTACAATTTACTTGTGATCTAGACAATGATCAATCTACTCACTCATATCCAAGATTAAATGATCCTGCTGGTGATGAGTGGTTAACAATTTCTAATGTAACAACAAACAGTTTCAAAGTTAACGTTGGTACATCTTCTAATACTTCTCCACATACATTTGTATCTGCTAATGCTAATGGAATAAGTAGACAGGATGGAACAATTCAAGTTAATGTTGGAGCTACTCCACTTTCAGAATACACACCAACTGATGCAACATATACTGCATCTAGTGGAGATTTAACTTTAACCATTGGTAATCACAATATAGTAACAGGAGAATCTATTAGAATTGCTGATGATTCTCTAACATTTACTTGTGGAATGAATGGTAACCAAAGTAACCACACATATCCACGTTCTACTGACCCAGTATACGGTACTTCTGTTGCTGTAACTGATGTAGGATCTACATCACACACTGTTGAGAACGCAGTATATACTCCTTCAACTGGTAACCTTGCTATTACAATTACAAACCACGGTTTCCAGAATACAAATAGAATTAAGTTTGATGATAATTCATTAACTTTCCGTTGTGCTAAGGATGCTAATGGTAGTGATCACACATATCCAAGACCTACTGATCCTGCTAGTGCTGAATGGTTAGAAATTACAAACGTAACTGCTAATAGTTTTAGTGTTAACGTTGGTGTTTCTAGTAATCTAGACACACACTCATTCCAGTCTGCGACTACAGGTGGTCTTAAGCATCAGTCTGGTGTTATTACAGTTAATGTAGGTGCATCTCCTCTTGTAAATCATAACGTTACTAACGCAACATACGATCCAGCAACAGGTGTCATGGAGATGACAATTGGATCTCATACATTAACAGTAGGTGAAAGTATTAAGATTCCAGATAATGCACTGACATTTACTTGTGCTATGGATGGAAATGGTTCAAACCATACTTATCCTAGATCAACTGACCCAGTATCTGATACTTCTATTCCTATTACAGCAGTAACTGGAACAACAATCTCAGTAAATGTAGGAACAACTCCTTTACTTAAGTACACACCAACCAATGCTTCTTATAATCCTGTTAATGGAGAATTAGAATTAACAATTGGTCAACACAGTCTTACAACAGGAGAGAGTGTAAAACTTGCTGACAATTCATTAACATTTACTTGTGGACTTGATGGTAATATTGTTCAGAAGACATATCCACGTTCATCTGGTGAGGGTGCTAACGCTGGTACTCCTGACCCTGCATACAATACAGCAGTCACAATTACAGGTGTAACTGCTACCACAATTAAGATGAATGTTGGTACTTCATCTGATATTTCTGGTCATACATTTATTAATGCTGCTGTTGATGCATTGATAACTGGTGGTAACTATGCTCATACATGGGCTGGTGGCACTGCAACTGGTGCTGTAGTTAGCGGAGGTAATTATCCTCATAACTTCGTTTCAGCGTCTTCTGGAGCGATTATAGTGGGTGGTGACTATCCTCATACATTTGTATCTGCAACTGCTGGTGCATGTGTAATTGGTGGTCAGTACACACACGAATTTGTAAGTGCTACTTCAGAGGCAGTTAAGTGTTTACCACAATCTGTACACTCATTCATATCTGCTGCTACAAATTGTGTTAAGAACCTTCCACAATCTGCACATACTTTTGTAAGAGCAGGAACAAATGCTATATCTGTTGGTGGTAGTATATTCAAAGCAAATATTGGTGTAACACCTGAAGTACATACGTATGTTAGTGGTGGTACAGTAGAATTTGGTGGTAGTTCATATAACATTACTGATTTTGTATATGATAATGCTGTAACTGGTGATGCAACCATAACAGTTTCAGCTGCTATTCCAAATATTGCTGAAGATGATACTGTCAAGTTAGCAAATATTCTGATGTCTTGTGCATCAGGTCAGAAGACATATCCTGCATATAGTTCTCCAGATGCTAGTGGAGCAAATGGTGATGAGCAATGCCGTGAGGATACTGTACACTTCTTGAATGCTCTAGTAAGAGACTTAGAATTTGGAACAAATCATAACATCGTTGAGGCAGGTAAGAAACTCATCGTTGATGGCAAGATTACATATATTGATTATGAAATAACACAGGTAGTTCGTAGTATCTTCTATGCGAAGGAATTAGCAACATATGCTATGTGTAACTGGAGAACTGGTAATAGATTACCAACAGATCTTCAGTATGTTCCAGAGCATTCTTCTGTTGCAAGATACTTTGACCCAACCACAAGAACTGCAACTGCTGGTACTCCTGCTTGTGATGATGTAAGAGCTGCTATTGATACTCTTTCATTATTATACGTAGATGTTATCTCAAATAATGCTGCTGATACTTATCTTGATGCTGCATATCTAATCGCACGTAACAGACATCTTATTGCTGACCAAGCATTAAGAGATACTCTTGTACAATTCCCAGAAGCAAATCTTTCTGATGTAGATGAAAGGAAGTGTCGTAGAGATATTAATATTGTTTTATCAGGTCTTATTCGTGACCTTGTACTTGGTGGTAACACAGGTATTGTAACTGCTGCTGAAGAATACTTCACTGGAACTCAGTTGACAGGTATTGAAACAAAAATGCTTGCTCAGACCATCTATGCATATCAGAAGGTTAGAGATTATTCTATAGATGCACTTTCTAACTGGAGTGCAGGTACTACACTTCCTGCTGTAGTTACACCATCTACTGCAACATATACTGCTAACACTGGTGATCTTACAGTAACATTCCCAACTCCTACTACAGCAGTTACAACATCTCATAGATTTGCATTTACTGAAGAAGCATTAACATTTACATGTGATGTTGATAGTGGTGCTTCTACTCACGCATATCCTAGAAGAGTTCCTGCTGATAAGAAGGCATATGGTAGATCACTAGAAATCACTAATGTATCAACTTCTGGTGGTAATACAATTGTTACAGTTAATGTAGGTGCTGCTGGTAGTGCTAGTGCTTCTACACACGCATTTGATTCTGCTAAAGCAAATGGATGCTATGTTATCTACGATCAGGTAACAACTGATTCACCAATTCCTAAGTTTGAAGATTGGAACATTACTCTTTACACTGGATCCACTCCACGTTGTGCTAACGTTGCATCTACAATTACTACAGAGATGGCATTGTTCGAGGATATCCTTGACGAAACAATAGCTTCTGGTGATACTACACAAACTTATGGAACTCTATTTGATACTTCAACAATAGCAACATATCCTGATAGTTACATCTATGATGCTAATAATCAGAGAGTTGCAATTCGTGGTGACTTTGATGACTATCCAATCATTGAGGCATCTCCATATACTCAGAACTCTTCTGTTATCTCATTCTTAGGTGGTAGTGGTGCTCTGGTTGATGGTGCAAAAGTTAAGCAACCTAACTGTCCATTCCCAGGATTAGAACTTGATGGTTCTGCATCCTTCCCGAACCAAGGTAAGTCGATGGTTGCAAACGCATTCACGATGGTTACATTTGGTGGTACTGGATATAACGTAATCAATGATGGATATGCACAGTTGGTGTCTGTGTTCTGTATCTTTGCTGGAGACGGTTGTTTAGCATCATCTGGTGGATATATCTCTATTACCAACTCTGCTACTAACTTTGGTCAGTTCGCTCTTAGAGGTGTTGGATATAGTGCAGTACCATACACATTTGATGTTTGTACTATTACTAACGTATCTTCCACACCTACTGGTAGAACAATACTTACAGTCAGTGGATTAGGAAGAGAACCACTAGAGCACTATGTCTTGAAGATTGATGGATATAGTAATGCTGTAGATGGTATAGAATACTTCGTTGATTCTGTTGCAGCAGTCACCGTTGGTCCTCCTTTCTCTGCTCAGTTAACCATTGATGATGGTACTGGTGGTGGAATGAGCATGATTGATGATGCTACTGGTAATGCAGTTGCAACAAGTGCATTATTAAGTCAAACATTAAGATTACATAGACCATCTATTGTTAACTCCTCATCTCATACGTGGGAATATGCTGGATCTGGTACTAACTACCTTGCTCTACCTGAGAACGGTGGTACTAAGATTGAAGCAAATGAACAGGTCTCTGAGAACTATGGACGAGTTTACGTTTCTGGTACTGACGAACTAGGAGACTTCAAGGTTGGTACATTCGCTAGAATTGAGAACAGAACTGGTAACATTACTTTCACTGGTACTGTTACAATTTCTGAAGTTGAATTCTTGAAACTGAAAGGTGGTGACGTTGTTGTTACTGGATTCGACGACTCTAATACATTAGGTGGATCTAATGCATCTGACTCCAAACTACCAACTCAGAAGGCAGTTAGAGACTACATTACAAACAACTTAGGTCCATACATAAACAAGCCTTATTCAACTAACGCTGTTCCAAGAGCACTGGTTGAATTGACAGACTCAGGTAAGATATCTGTTGACCAGATTCCTGCTTTGAGACCATTCAGTGTTTACACTGTTCCTGATCAAGCATCAAGATTAGATCTAGAAGGAGCACTTGCTGGTGACATTGCGATTCAGCAGGATAGTTCACAGTCCTTCATCTTGAACAATGACTTAACAAGTCTATACTTAGGATTTACACCTAATGCTTCATTAGCATTTACTATCGGTGATATCTTTACTGGTAGCATATCTAATGGTCAGATTCAGTCTACTGAATATAGAAAAGGTGTTCTCTATCAGATTAATATTACTAACTCTGGTTCTGGATACACAGTTGCACCAACAGTAACAATTACTGGTGGTAACCCTGAAGCTGGTGCAGTTCAAGCTGCTGCAACATGTACTGTTGCTAATGGACAGGTTGTTACTGTTACTATTGAAGAATTTAACGGATTTAAAGGTGGTAAACTTTACACCACTGCTCCAACAATCACATTCGCTGCACCTCCAGGAGCTGGAACACAAGCACAGGGTGTTGGTTTAATTGAAAGTAGATTGTACGGTGACATTGTTAACAAACTTAAGATTGAAGATACTGATACATTTGATGATAGTACAACACCAACTGCTACAACAGTTAATATCAATCGTGTTGTAAACACATCTGCTACTGTTGCTAACAACTGGGTATCACTATCTACCAACCAAATTGCTGCTTCTGACATCACATCTGGTGTTATTGAAACAGATAGATTGGCATCAGGTGGTGCTGCTAACTCCTTCACCTTCTTACGTGGTGACCAGAACTTCTCACTTGCAGTTCAATCACTCAAAGGTGCTGAGAACAGATACTTTGCTCAGTTATATTCACAGGCAAGTACAGGTACTAACCAGTTAATATTCCAGACAAACCAGAATGCTTTGGTTGGTCATACAGTTAATGAGACCAATACTGGAATTGATCCAAACACAAATATTACAGGTGTTGTCACTGCTGGTGGATTAACTACAGTCTCTATTAATAATCCAGTTACTCAGAATATAGTTGCTGGAACTATTCTGGAGTTTGAGCGTGGTGAGTCTCCAATGACCTTTGAGTCAACTTACACGCAAGGTAACTTCATTGATGACGTTATCATATCTAATGGTGGTTCTGGATATACCAATGGTCAATACTTTGGTGTTGCATTATCAGGTGGTACAGGAACTGATCTTAAGGTCAATATAGTTGTATCTGGTAACGCAGTAACAGAAGTAACTGTTGTTGATGCTGGTAGTGGATATAACGCTGACTTCTCTATTACAGTTGCTCCATCTGAAATTGGAACTGGATCTAACTTAGTCCTAGAAGCGAAAGTAAGTACTGTTATTAGACAGTATGCTAACGTTGCTATGGACGTTAAGCGTGTAACAGATCAGACAATTTCTTCTGACCTCTATGGAACCATTGGTGTTTCGAGATATAAGAAGGCACAATTTAATATTGGTATAGCAGGAAATGGTTCTGTCGAACTGAAGACTGGACCTGATAGCGGACTTGACGCTGACCTTTTAGACGGTGCTCAAGGTTCATTCTATCTAAACTCTGGTAACCAGAATGCTGGTACATTACCTACTGATAGATTATCTGGTACATATAACATTAGTATTTCTGGTCAGTCTCAGAACACTATCAGACTACTAACTGGTACTAACAACCCTACATCAAACCCTGCTCCAAACAACTTCGTTGAAGGTGCTATCGCTAACACTATATTCAATAGTGCTAACAGTCTTACTGATGGTGGTACTAGAAACCTAGTTCTAACTTTAAGAAATGGTGGTTCTGGTTTTGATGCTACATTTGGTGGTGTAAGACAACTTGCATTCACAGACAACGACAACATGTGGTTGCGTGGTTCTGGAACAGGTGTTACAACTTGGGGATCATGGGGTAAGGTCTGGACATCACTTAACGATGGTGTAGATTCAGGACTTGATGCTGATAGATTTGATAACAAGCAAGGTACTTGGTATCAGAATGCTCTTAACATCAACTTTGGTACTATTTCTGATAATAGATTACCTAGATTCTTAAGTCCAACAGTATTCAATAATTCAACTACAGTTAAGTCATTCTTAGGAGATCCTAAGTATGAGATCTATGTTTCTGGATTAATATTAAATACATCTCCTTGGATTCCAGGTAACCCAGTTAACCTTTACAATGCTAACGCACAGGCAGTTGGTAGTTTCACGATTGATAACATCTCAATCAATGATGATGTTAGTGATAACTTTAATGATTACACAATACTTATTGGTAGATTAACTTCTGGTAACTTTATTGGTGCTGAAACAATTGGTACTGCAAGTCAGAGAGTTACATTCCATGACTTTACTATCCAAGATGCTAATACTTATGAGGTAGCAAAACTTTATCATAATGGTGGACAAGCTTTACTAAACTTAGGTAGATCAGATGGTCAGGCAACTTCTCCATCCATTTACTTCAAGTCTTCTGCTAGTGCAGCATCTAACTATAACGTTGCTCTTATAGCACAAGGTGGTAACGCAACTGATGGATCTGGTACATTAGATATTCAGGTTGTTAATGCTGATGGTTTATCAATCAATGGTAACACAGCATGGAACGCAGGTAATATTACCTTCCAGTCAGCAAACATTGCAAGTACTGCTGTTAAGAGAGATGCTTCTGGTAACTTCTCTGCTGGTACTATTACAGCATCTATTATTGGTGCATCTTCACTCAACGTATTGAAGACTGGCGATACCATGACTGGTTCGCTAAACATTACTGGTGCTGGTTCTAACTTATCAGTTTCTAATAACCTTTCTGTTACTGGTACAACAACATTAACTGATGATGTTAATGTAGATTCTGGTACATTATTCGTTGATGTTTCACAGAACAATGTTGGTATTGGTACTTCATCACCAGCATCTAATGTTAAGTTGGATGTACGTGGTTCAATAAGAATTGGTACATTCTCACAGAGTCAGACAAACGCTGGTGAAGCATGGATTGGTCGTGCAGCAGATAGAGAAGATGGTACATTAACTATACAACTTGGTGGTGATTCTGCATCCAATACTAAGTTTGAAATCGTAGACCGTGCTTGGTCTAAGGTTATGTACTCCTTTAGTGGAGAAGCTCCTTCTGCTTCTTTACATGTCAATTCTAGTGGTAATGTTGGAATAGGTAGAGCAGCAACTTCTGGTTATAAACTAGACGTTAATGGTTCTGGTATGGTTCAGGGTAGTTGGAGTATTGACTCTGCTAATGATAACTCTGGTGCTCCTATCTACTTCAAGGGTGCTTCTTCTGCAAGGAACTTCAGAATTGGTAACCAGATTGGATGGAACGATGTATTTGAAATCACTCCATCTACTGCTAATGGTAATGTTACATGGCAGAATACTCCTGCTGTTGCTGTTCAAGGTACTAACAGAAGAGTTGCTATTAACACAAATGTATTCTCTGGAACAGATACAACTGTATCACCAAATGTAAACAGAGATTATCAGTTAAATATTCAGGGTGATGTTAACTTAAATGGTCAACTCTTCCAGAATAATGCTGAATTCGTCACATCAAGATGGACTAAATCTCCTAATGATAATGACATCTACAGACAATCTCTTGTTGGTATTAACTTCTCAACAGATAGAGATCCAGTAGAAGCATTGGAAGTTGAAGGTAACATTCATGTTACTGGTCAACTAGAAGCAAATGGGGATAAGCAATGGTTGGATGACTATGGTGTTATCAAATCTAATAGAGATTCAATCAGTGCTAATGCAACGGTTCCAAATAACACCAACGCATTCTCATTTGGACCTATCGAAATCACAAGTGGCGTTACTGTCACTGTAGATAACGGTGGTAACTGGACTATATTATAAATAGATTTGATAAATAAAAGTACGCGGAAACAAGTCATAGGGTAATTATGTCACAATTAACAGTTGGTACTGTCGTCACTGGGGCCGCTAGTTTAAGCGGAACAGGACTTCGGTTGCCGTCATACACAAATTCCAATAGACCTGGTTCTCCTAATACAGGACAACTGATCTGGAACTCTGATGAAGGCAAAGCCCAAATTTGGGGTGGTAGTGATTGGGATGACGTTGGTGGTGGTATTCCTGCTCCAACTGATATCACAAGAGGATCTTACCTCGTATCTGATGGTAGTAACGGTGTATTCTGGGCATACCCAGGACAGACAGTTGCATCTGCTCCTTTAACAGGATTTAGATACAGAAGTTTGATTACACATGGTTATCTGATTGCTGGTTACAAAGGATCTAATCCTTGGAGAACTGTTAATAAGACTTGGCACGCTAATGACATTACGTTCTATTGTGGAGAACAACTTGACCGCGCATTAACATACGCTGACTGTACTTGGAGTGATTACTTCGGTTATGGTCATGGATGTGTTAACTCATTCACTGGAAACTCTAACCACACATGTTCGATCAACCTCCATACTGGAATGAGACGAATGTTTGGTACTACAGGATCAAACCCTGGCGGTGGTACTTATTCACCTTCTAACTATGGTTGGGAAGGAGATGATCCACGAGGTGTTATGGGATATGGTACTGTTGGTGGTTGGAACATGCCTGTTTCTAGGGATAGAAACTCATGTGCTACTGCACAAGTACAACAGCATGGATATAACTTAGGTGGAGGAAACTCTGCTGTAGGTAAGTTACACTTCCCAACTGAAATCATGTATCAGGCAGGTAACTCACCTTCTGGTTCTGACCACACTGCATCATGTGGTGATGAAGATAGAACATGGGCATCATTCAGAGGAAGTAGATACTACTGTAATCATTCTAACGATAGTTGGGGTGGTTGGTCTTCTAACGCTGCACCTGACGGAGTTTGTAAACCACTTCCTTCCAAGTATGGACATTTCTACTGTGGAACTGGTAACAACGTTACTTCTCCTTGGACTAAGTATAATGGTTCAAGTGGAAATGGTATTAAGAACGGAACTAAGGTTCGTGCTTATGGTGAAGAGAACATGATGATGGGACAAGACAAAGGATATATGATGGGACAATACGACGGTCAGCAGAACAACCACACTACGAAGTGGGATTATTCAACTGACGTTGAGACAAACATGGGACCAGCAACAAGACCTAAAGGTCATTATGGTCAATCATCTGGTGGATGTGCTTCAGCTGCCACCGCGTTAACCGCATTACAGGCACAATAATGAGATACATAATCGTAAACGAAAAAGAGATCGACCAAGCTCAGTTTGTCAATGTTTCAGAGACATTAGACGAAAGGATGCATTACCATGCGATCTTTCAGTTAATGCATTTTTCATGTATAGAAGTAACTGAAGAAGTGTTCCAAGTAATCTCTAAAGAGTGGGAACACAAGTTTAAAGAGATTACTAAAAAACAAGCTATTAACGGATCTAACTTTTTCGGTGAGACTAGACCTTTTGGTAAGGTAATGGCAACAGTCAATGAACAGGGTGTTGCTCAAGCATGGACTCCTGCTGGTGGTATTCTTAAAGTTCCTGTAGAAATGACAGATGAAATTAAGAAAGAAGTCATTGAATTCATGTATGTCTTTGCAAAAGAAATTATTGAAGACGAGTTCAACGTAAGAATTAAGAATCTAAGAGATACATCTGATTTGGAAGTTGCTTCTTGGGAAATACAAAAGCATGAAGCAAGAGAATGGTTAGCATTCAAAGGTGCAGATGGACATAAAACACCTTTCCTTGACTACCTTGCTACAGAAAGAGCTATAGAAAAGAATGTATTAGCAAATAAGATTTTAGAAAAGGCAGAAGCATATCAAGATCAACTATCTACAATGCTTGTTTCTTATCAAAAACTATTGAAAAAGTTTGAAGAATGTGATACAATATGGGACATAAATATATTGTATGAAGATCACATCGGTATTATGTTGCCACAATCACAGGCAATTGAAATGGGTCGCACCAAATCTGATACTGACTGGGATCGTAAACCAGAGTATGAGGTAGAAGCATATGTCTTTAAATTCTAGTCTGACAACTAGTAGTGATCCTAACAAAACGCGATTAGATTATAACGCAGAGTTATCGGATATTATTGCTGACGTAAATAACATCGTTAGTAGTGAAACAGGTGAAATTAACCTAGCAAAATCATTCGTTAATGAATTCGATTTTGATGATAATGACTTTGATATTCTAGTAGGTTCAATGCGCTTTAATAGCGGTATGACTAGATTTCAATGTGAGCATTTTGTGGCAGACTCACAAATTACTCCTTGGAGAAAAGTCCGTCAAGCATTGATGGAACTAGAAACTAGATATCATGCTTATATGGAAAATAGGCATAGTCTTAGAAAAGCAGAATTACTTAGAAAGAAATTCCTTCGTTCTATTGAGAATGTAGAAGCAGAAGGTGGAGATGATATTGATGCTGGATTTATTCAGATTGATTTAGAGAAAAATGATTATGACATTGGTATCTGGAGAAGAAAACTCCGTCAGTCAGAATTGGAGTTAAAGTACTTCTTGGATATTGTTAAAAAATATGTTGATGATGATCATCCTTTAGAGTATTTCTTAACAGAACATGAGGCTGAGGAGAAGACTTATTGGATCGCGAGAATGGGCAAGCAAGCTGCTATGGATATTATTTCCTATGGTAGAATTGGTGCTGGTAATATGACTTCTATTTTAGATATGCCTGAAGAAGATCAGGTTGCATGTCTAGAAGTAGCAGTTCAATTCTCTGGAATGATAGGTGGTGGTGTTGATAAAATACAAAAAACTTTTGCTCCTGCTATTCAAGAGCAGTTAAAAGGTGAAGGTATTACAATGCCAAAGTTTTTAAGCCATAAATATTCAGGACAGCTACATTTGAAAGAGGGAACAAAAGATGCCGAATAGTCCTGGAGCAACATGGTCAGCAAGTGCTGAGAGATGGGAAGAGCTGTTACCTGTCATACACATGTTAGTATATGATCGGTACGCGCTCGAAAATAAAGACAAGGATCTTAACAGACCTGTATTGAGACAACTTGCAATTGATAACAAAGCTTTGTTATCAGATACTGCTAATGAACATATATTTGTGGAAAAAGTGATTAAAGATTATGGCGAAACATTTCTCAATCCCACTGAATACAAAACTTCCTGAAGAATTTGTAACACAATCATTTATTCCATTCCTGAAAGAATATAAGGATTATATTTACGACATATATTTTACGTGTCGTATGCCTCCTTTTCAGCAGGATGCAATGGGTGACGTAATAGATGGTGATGAAAGAGAAACTACATTCAATGCATTGTATGTTTCTGAACAAACTGGTATCCCTCTGTCAGCAACATTTAATAATATCCAGGTAACTCCTAATCAGAGAAATCTGGATATTTTTATTCAGAACTTTGCTCCTTTGTATGAAGCAGGTGTTAAAATTATCACCATTCCTCATACAACATGGGCGTTAACTGGACAGATACAGAAAGCATTTCCAGATATTTTTATTAAAAATACTATCCTCAGAGAAGTAACCAGAGCAAACGAGATAGTTAATCTAGCAAAGGCAGGATTTCATTATGTGAATCTTGATAGAGATTTAATGCGTGATCGTGATCAGTTAGATCGCATCATGAAGGCAAAAGCATATTGTGCTGAAATAGGTAAACCAGTTAAGATATCACTTCTTGCTAATGAGTGGTGTTGGGGTGGTTGCCCTATCATGCCAGAACATTATCATTACAATATGGTGAGGGAGGAAAAAGATCCACAATATTTTAATGATTCAATTAGTAGGGTTTCTTGTTCTGGTTGGGATGAAAGAGATCCAGCAAATGCTTTAAAGCAAGCAACAATTCCACCTTGGAAAGAAGATTGGCAAGAGTTTCTTGATCTTGGCATAGATGTATTTAAGATGCATGGTAGAGAAAATGCTATGCGTTTAATGGAATCTATGGATATCATCAAGAGATGGTCTAGTGATGAGGAATTATTATATCCTCAATTTGATCAGTATATTGAAGATACTACACTAGAAGAGAAACCAATTGATATATGGAGAAACAAGATTAAGACTTGTAAGTTTGATTGTTGGGAATGTAATTACTGTGATTCTGTTGTTCACTCTAGAATGAAAAAGGGTGAAAGAACAATGGATCCTGATATTAAATTGGTGTTGGATTCTATTGAAAAGGCAGGAAGAAGAGAAAGTAATTTTGTAGAAGAAGGATATGATATACCAGGACTGTCATCTAATATTGTTAGACATTTTTTAAATAACTTATGTTCTAAAGAAGATGCAGTGTACTTGGAATTAGGTGTACATGCTGGTAGTACTTTTGTTGCTGCTACTATGAATAATGATCTTACATCATTCTGTGTTGATGATTATTCAGAATCTAATATTGCACCTTTCCGTGAAAAGGATGCATGGGATGCAGGTAATAAAGTTATAGGACATGAAGGATACAAAGTAGAAAATCCAAAGAATACTTTACTTAGATCATTAAAACCAAATCAAATATTTTTACCATTAACTATTCAGAAATTATCTGAAAGTCATTTTAATGGTAAGAAATGTAATGTTATATTTTATGATGCTAGTCATGATCCACAACAACAATATGATAATCTAACATACCTCTATACAATTATGGACGATCAGTTTATAATAGTAATAGATGATGCTAATTTTATGGGTGTTGTAGAGTCAGCAAATATTTGGGTTAAAGAAAATGAAATAAAAGTTTTATTTGATAGAAAGATTCTTTCTCCTGTTCCAGAAGATCCTAATGGTTGGTGGAACGGTGTTCATATTATGGTTTGTAAAAAATGAATTGTTTCAGACATAGTTATCTAATTGTTCATTTAGATGACGACTTTTTTCCGCAGCTTGAAAAAGTAATTGAAAAGTATGATGATTATACAAGATGTAAGACTGAGCAATGGGATGGAAAAGAATATAATAGTGAAGATCATCCAGACAGAGAATCTAAAGCTTGTTGGATAGATGATAATGCTGTATATCCATTGGTAGATGGATTAGTTAGATTTGCAAATTCAAAAGCAGAATGGAATTTTGATATTGATTTTATAGAACCACTCCAGAATACATTGTATGAGAAAGGAGATTTCTATGATTGGCATATTGATGAATCAAATTGGTCTCCTGGTAAAAGACAGAATGGTAGAGTAAGGAAGATTAGTTTTACTATATTATTGAATGATGAATTTGAAGGAGGAGAGTTTGAGATTTTTACAAATGAGAAACATGTAGTAGAATTGAAAAAGAAAGACATCATACTATTTCATGCTGATACACCACACAGAGTGAGAGAAGTTACTTCTGGTGTTAGGAAATCATTAGTAGGGTGGACACAAGGACCAGCATACAAATGAATTTTATTAAAGAATATCAACTGAAGGATCTTAGTATCTGTGATAGTCTCATAGATCTATTTTGGAAAGCTGATAAGAATGATCTCACTTATGCTGGTAGAGTAGGTGGTGGAAGTATAATACCTGATATCAAAAAGAGTAAAGATTTTATGTTGGGTGAAGGAGGTAGTCTTGGTAAACCTGATGATTTTAAATACGATAAGTATTCAAATGAATTAGATGGTTTTATTGCTTCTTATCTTGATGATTTAAAAATTGAGAACCTAGAGTTTGTAATGAAACATCTACCACAGATTCAATACTACAAACCTGGAGATGGTTTTTATACATGGCATGTAGATGCTTCTGGTTTGGATGGATGTGATAGAGCATTTGTGTTTATCACATATCTAAATGATGTTCCTAATGGTGGTACTGAGTTTTATTATCAAGACTATACTACTAGAGCTTTAAAAGGTAATACAGTTATATTTCCTGCTGGATTAACTCATAAGCACAGAGGACAAATCTCTGAGGAACATGAGAAATATATTATTACAGGATGGTTATGGTGGGCTGCATGAATCAACCAATAGTAATCTATGATGTCCTTCCAAGAAATGAAATAGATATTTTATATCAATATTTTGATCGTAAGTCACCTGCTATTAATAGTCTTGCAACATGGACATATAATAATGCATCTTATGGAAAGGGTGATCCTATATCATGGCAACATCCATTAAGAACAGATTTAATATTTGAGAAGTGTGCTACTACAGTTAAACTTAAGATGATGAAATATCTTAGGAGACCATTGAAGTTGTGTAAGATACATGTTAATGGTCAGACTGCTGGACAGAACACAGTTTTTCATAAAGACTTTCAGGAAGATGATGTATGGACATTCATTTATTTCAATCAACATTATTGGAATATAGAATGGGGTGGAGAGTTTGTTGCCCAAAGTCCTGATGGTGTCTACCATTATGTACCATATATGCCAAACTCAGGTGCATTTATTCCTTCTAATTGGGAACACAAAGGACATCCTCCTAATGATTTAATTGGAAATGATATAAGAACAACCATTGCGTTTTCTTTTTGTGATCCTAAAATACATGCTCAAATCATAAGTCAGACAACTAGAAAATGGTACTAGGAATTAAAGAATATCCATGTCAGTTAAATAATGATGAGTTAGATACTCTGATAGATTTTATTGATAATATAACATATCAAGATAATCCTACTGTTTCAAAGACTGAGGATTACTTTTTAGAATATCAAATTCCAGTTCTAGAAAAATTAAAATATTCATATTATGATTCATGTTCTAGATATTGGGATATGGATGTATCTAATTACAAAATAAATTCTTGGGTATATGTTGATTGGAAAGGAAATCCAAAAGAACCTTATATGCACGCTCATAACAGTGAGAATCCATATACTTTATCTGGTATAATGTTCTTACGATTTACTAAACAATCTGGAACTACAATGTTTCCAATGCCAGGTGGTAGATATTTCTTACCAAAGAAAATGTTAACTTGGTTTATATTCCCTTCCAATCTTCCGCATATACCAGGTAGAGGAATGGATGATGAAAAACGTTACTCATTAAGTGCAGATTTATATTATGGATAATATACATACTCAATCAAATTTAACATTTGTAGCAGAGAAATTACCAGAGAATATCTATAATGATCTTCGTTCTTATTGTGAAAGAAGAAGACATGATAAGATATGGAATTTTAATTGGAGACTTGCTGGAGCATTAAATCAACAATCTAGTCTAGGTGAACACAAATACGAATGTCCAGGATTAGAACAATACCTTTTAAATAATGCTGCAAAGTTATGGAATGAAATATATTTGACATGTCCTTGGGAGTTTAATACTTGTAAGGATCCAACAAGATTTATGAAACTTCATAATCTATGGGTTAATTATCAAAAGAAAGGAGAATATAATCCTATGCATAATCATGCTGGTATTGCTAGTTTTGCTATATTCATTGATATACCTTATGGTCCTAATGAGAGGGATGCACATAAAAGTAATGGTGCATTTCAATTAGAAGGAGAAGTATTGCCAGTAGATAATTCATGGAATGGTAGTATGCTTTTATTTCCTGCTACTACTAATCATGCTGTTTATCCTTATTATACTAGTGATCATGAAAGAGTAACTGTCGCAGGTAATATTACATGGGCAGTGGAGGGACCAGATGAAGAGCATTATTGATGATTGTATTGATAAGTCATATCAAAATACAGTAGAGGATACTCTTAGGTTTAATACTGACTTCAGATGGGTCTATCATGATAACCTTGTAGAGGATGGTGATCATCAACTGATAGGATTCTCTCATATGTTTATTCTTAATGGAGAATCATGTAGTGATTTCAGTGGATTATTAATGCCACTTGTATATGAAGCATGTGATAATGCAAAATTAAATATCTCAAAGGTGTTGCGTGCGAGATGTTTCCTACAAACACCTGGAGTTAGAGAGCATGAGTATGATCAGATGCATGTTGACATACCAGATTTTCATAATGTATGTCTATATTATGTGAATGACAGTGACGGAGATACGTACTTTAGTGAGAAGATGTATGGAGATCCCGTTGGAGAATATGGTATAAATACTACTGTCTCACCAAAGAAAGGACGTTGTGTATTCTTTGATGGTTTACGTTTTCACGCAAGCAGCAAGCCTACACAAAATTCCAGATTTGTGATAAACTATAACTTTATACCGTGATTAGATATGGATCCAGCACAATTGAAAAAGAACTTCACAGAGCAGATTGAGAAGACTGATACTCAGATCAGAGAACTCGAAGAGAATCTTGCGAAGGCAAAAGAGTATAGATTAAAATTGACTGGTGGACTAGAAACACTAGGACTTTTAGAAGGTGAAGGAGAAGGTGGAGCACCAGCAGAAGCACCTCCAGTAACACCAGAAGTAGCACCTGACTAAATACAAAGGAAGGTACTATGGTTAAGAATGGCAACACCTACCACTAAAGCAGAACTTGTAACGTACTGCAAACGGCAATTAGGTGAACCTGTGCTACAGGTAAACATTGATGATGAGCAGGTAAATAACGTAATTGATGACACATTTCAATTCTTCCAGGAGAATTGTTATAATGGCATGGAACGTACTTATCTGAAGCATGAAATAACTGCGGATGATAAAACTCGTCTTGCAGCTACTGTAGATACTACGAAAGTAGAAGGTGCTGTTACAACCACTTGGCAGGAAGCAACAAATTATATTCCAATACCAGCTCATGTAACAGGTATTAGTAAGGTATTTGGAATGGTTGGTAACTCCATCCGTTCCAATCTTTTTGGTATTGAATATCGAATGTTCTTGAATGACTTATATGCATTCGGATCACTTGACATTCTTAACTATTATATGACAAAGCAATATCTTGAAACATTAGATATGGTTTTAAATAATGGTTCCTTCCAACAGTTTAGATTTACACAACGTCGTGATCGTTTATACTTAGATATTGATAAGGACTTTCTTCAAGAAGGACAGCACTTATTAATTGAATGCCATCGTTTGTTAGATCCAACTGATGCTACTGAGATGTATAATGATATCTTTGTAAAAAGATATGCTACTGCTCTTATGAAGAAGCAGTGGGGTCAGAATCTGATTAAATATAATGATGTCAAATTACCAGGTGGTGTAACACTAAATGGTAGACAGATATTTGAAGATGGTCAATCTGATTTAAGGATGATAGAAGGTGAAGTTCTCAGTAAGTATGCTGTTCCACCAATGGATATGATCGGATAAAATGCCTACTAGTCCCTACTTTCCAACTTATTACGCAGGAGATGCTGGTGAGCAGACTCTGTACCAAGATCTTGTCGATGAACAGATCAAGATGTTTGGTACTGATATCTATTATCTACCAAGAACTATCTTGAAAGATAATACATTAGATGATATTGTCTATAACAAATATCAGGATGAGTTTCAAGTAGAGATGCTTCTACAGAATGTAGAGGGATTTGGAGATGGTGCAGAATTCGTCAGTCAATTTGGTGTAAGAATAACAGATGAGGTAGTATTCAGAGTCTCTAGTCGTAGGTGGGATGAAGCAGTTGCTGCTAATAATCCAGCACTTACAACTGATGGTAGACCTAATGAAGGAGATCTTCTATACTTCCCATTAACAAAAGATTTGTATGAAATAAAATTCGTACAACAGGAGATACCATTCTATCAGTTTGGTAAACTCCAATTTTATACTATGACTGCTGAACTTTATCAGTATGGCAGTGACGACATATCTACTGGTGTTGCTGAGATAGATCAACTAGAAACTATATTCTCCAGTGCTATTGCTCTTACAATGGGAGTAGGTGGTACAGGAGACTTTACAGTAGGTGAGAAGGTCACAGGTGCTACATCTGGATCTGAGGCAGAGGTTAAGTCTTGGGATAATTCTACTAGAATTATTCAGGTTATAAATCGTACAGGTACATTTGCTACTGGAGAGTCACTTACTGGAGACAGTAGTAGTGCAGTCTGGGTTGTTTCAACCTTCGATACTTTAGAAGATACAAATGCTGAGTACGATGATAACAGAGTAATCGAAGATGCTGCTGATAATATAATTGATTGGAGTGAAGGGAATCCCTTCGGTGAATTTGGTAACTTTACAGGGAGTATTTGATGTTAGGATCACACTTTTATAACGAGATAACTCGTAAAAATATTATTTCTTTTGGTACTCTCTTCAACAATATTACGTTGAAGAAGAAAGATCCTAGTACAGGTGATGTTCTTGAAGAGAGTAAAGTACCTTTAGCATACGGACCTAGAGAGAAGTTCTTAGCTCGTCTGGAAGATAACCCAGACATTACAAGGAAGATGTCAATTACTCTTCCTCGTCTCTACTTTGAGATGAATAGTATTTCATATGATTCAACACGTAAGACTTCTCCTATTCAAAAATATAAAACTATCATTGCAGATAATGGTAGTGAAGTAAAGACTCAGTATGTTCCTGTACCTTATAACTTAGGTTTTGAACTTGGTGTTATTGCTAAGTCACAGGATGATGCATTACAGATTACTGAGCAAATATTGCCGTACTTTCAGCCATCGTTCTCTATTACGTTGAACATGATTCCTGATATGGATGAGAAACGTGATATAGCAATAGTATTAGATGGTATAAACTATGATGACTCATGGGATGGAAGTTATCTTGAAAGAAGATATATAACTTACACGATGCAATTTACTTGTAAGACTTACTTCTACGGTCCTTACAGCACATCTGATGTTATCAAGAAAGCTATTGTTTATGAAACACTTGGTGATCTTTCTGTTAATAGAAGAGCAATAGAGAGAACATATACTCCTAAGGCTAAGACTGATATTAACCAAGATGGAAATATTGATGGATTGGATGATGCATTAGTGGATCCAGGTGATGACTTTGGATTTAATGAAGGAATTACGTACTTATAATCATGGCAGATAATACTCTAGAAGAAAATATGGAGAGCATTCTGGACATTGAAGTTTCAGATACTCCTGAAGGTGGTTGTACTACTAGAAAGGATCAACTGAAAGATGCCACAGAGGATCGTGAAAAGGATTATGAGTATACTCGTGGTCAATTATATACTTTGATTGATCAGGGTGGTGAAGCAGTTAGAGGTGCATTAGAGGTTGCTCAAGAGAGTGGACATCCTAGAGCATTTGAAGTTGCTACTAATGCAATGAAGCAAGTTGCAGACATGACTGACAAACTTGCTGACCTACATAAAAAGATGAAAGATCTAGATGAAGAAAAGAAAGGTCCAACTAAAGTGACTAACAATGCTATGTTTGTTGGTAGCACATCAGAGTTACAAAAAATGTTAAAACAAATGGGAGGAGGTAAACGCTAATGGCATATCAAAGACATACTTATAGTAATAGTGCTGCTAATCCTCAACCTGGAAGTAGTACAGTTAATCAGTTCTCAGGTAATGAGGGTTGGACTACAGTAACATATAAGAACTGGAATGGTGATTATGTTGCTAAGGATTATAGTAATAACACTAGAACACCTGGCACATTTCAAGCAAGGAATCACGACAATACTACACGTACACCTGCTGCATATCAGAGACACGACATAAACAATAGCGCAGTCTCAGCATAACTGTTATAATTATTGATAGTTGTTTAATACTATCATGAGACTTAACGAGGATGATGTTGCACGTTTGGTAACTGCTTGCAAGTTATATCAAGAGAATACTGGATCAGAATATATCTGGGATCAGTATCAAAATTTAGTAGATAAACTACATAAGTTATGCGATCAAGGATATTGTTCAACCAGTCATGAAAGAAACGATTAAATTTACCATCGCACAAGATGGTACTGTAACTCAGGAAGTTCAGGGAGTCACAGCAGGAGAATGTCTAAATATGACAAAGGAAATAGAGGAACAATTAGGGACTCTACAAACAAGACAATTTAAACCAGAATTCTATAGTCAGAGAAATGTCTCACTTCAGTACAATCAAAACAAAGTTAAAGTGTAAAGAGTCCTTATTAAGTGCGTTGAATACTTTAGGACATGAAACAAAAGAAGATGCTTTATTGATCAATCCAGAAGGACATGATCATAAGCAATGGCAGGTTGAGGTTGCACTGAATAATGAGGTAGGATTCAAGTGGACTGGTGAACAGTATGAATTAGTTGCTGAGTTGGATGCTTGGGATCTTGATGTACCTGTCAGTAGATTTATTGATAAGCTGACACAACAGTATGCTATTGAAAAAATAAAAAGACAGACTAATGAAGAAGGTTATGTCATAGAGAGCGAAGCTAGAGATGTCAATGGATCTGTGGAATTACTTGTTAGCAGATGGAGACATTAATAAGTATTTGTTACTACTGAAAATCTATAAATATATGCATAGTACGGGATTGAAAGATCATGCCCCTGACTCAACAGCGACATTACACAGTCGGTTATCACGACTTAGAACTTAAGCATTATGAAATATGCGAGTATGCCATGAGTGCATACGATGCAATAGAACACTCAAAAGAGGATGTGCCTTTTCTACAAGCACATCCTCATTTTGTTGATTACTGCAATAACGAAGAGATTGATAACATCTCTCGTCTTATGGAAGCTGGCATTCCAATGGGACACTAAATAATGACAACTATTACAAAACACAAACACGAAATTATGTGGTGGATGAGTAGACTTACAATAATGCTAAGTGCATTATTTTTATCATTTTCATTAGCAGCATCAGCATATGCTGCTGATACTATACAAATGGGTTCAGGAGGCAATCTAGTCTTTGAACCTAATGAACTTACAGTTAAAGTAGGTGATACAGTTACATTCGTGAATGGTGATTTGCCACCACACAATGTAGTTTTCCTTGAGCACGATGAGTTAAGTCATTCTGACTTAGCATTTATGAGTGGAGAACAATTTCCAGTTACCTTTAATGAAGCAGGTAATTATGAGTTTCAATGTGAACCTCATGCTGGTGCAGGTATGAAAGGAGTTATCCACGTTGAGTAATACGTTTACTTTTACTGACGAACAACTACTATGCTTACAAGTGTGTTTACAAAATGCACCAACACCATATCATATTTCTAAGAAAAAGATAGTAGGTGAAGTTGAGGATATAATAGGTAAACCACCTGTAGTTAAACATGAACCATTAAGGTTGCCCAAGTACGATCTAACACAATATGGAATAACTGATTGATTATGAATTATAAAGACTCTGGTGTTGACATAGATGCTGGAAATGAATTTGTCAAAAACTTAAAAACAAAAGCACCTTCTATAGGTGGATTTGGTGGTATGTTTGAGGTTCCTCGTGGTTACGAGGAGCCTGTTTTAGTATCTGGTACTGATGGTGTAGGTACTAAAATTAATATGGCACAAGTATTTGGTGACTATACTACTATTGGTATAGACCTCGTTGCCATGTGTGTCAATGATGTAATTACATGTGGTGCTAAACCATTATACTTTTTAGATTATGTTTCTTGTGTAAAATTAGATGATAGAGTTGCTGACCTTATGGTTGGCATACTCAAGGGATGTGAGATTGCAGGTTGCGAACTTATAGGTGGAGAGACTGCTGAACATGGTAGGTTTGCAAAAGATATTGATCTTGCAGGATTTTGTACGGGTGTTGTAGAGAAGAATGAGATATTAGATGGTAGTCTTATCAAAAAAGGTGATAAGATAATTGGTCTTCCTAGTAGTGGACTCCATAGTAATGGATATAGTCTGATTAATGATATGTTATGGAGGCATAAGATATACTATAAGGATACACCTGAGTTAATTACTCCTACTACAATCTATGCAAAACAAATAGATGAGTTATTAGATGAGATACCTATTGTAGGTATGGCACATATAACAGGTGGTGGAATAGAAGAGAATATTAATAGGATTATACCTGAAGGATTGACAGCACGTATTGATTATAATTCTTGGAATCTTCCAGAGATCTTCAGTAAGGTTATGCTTGCTGGTGAGATACCAGAAGAAGAAATGAAGAGAGTTTTTAATATGGGTATTGGTTATGTACTGATAGTTCCACCTGAAATTGATTATGGTCTTCAGATAGGAGAAGTATGGTAGACGTAGTTTGGTCTATTAATATAATGTGTGCTATACTGTTAGTAGCAGTAGGTGTAGTTATCTACTACATATTTAAGTATGATGATTTTTGGCCAAATGACGGAACACAGTCAAGAAACGAAGATAGCAATCTTGGAAGCGAAGGTGGAACACATGATGGGTCATGTGAAGGAACTCACTCTTAGAGTTCGTGCCAATGAAAAAGTAGTTGCTATTGTCAGTGCTGTTGGCATTGGTGCTGGTGGTATTATAGGATCTACTGCGTTTGCACCAGATGCAGATGCTGCACCAAGGTACATTGATGACTTTGAAAATGGAAAGATTGTTTATGTTGATAGTAGAGAAAAGAATCCTTTGGTAATTCAAGAAACATATAATCATATGGTGGATTCTATTCGTAAATGGAAAATGGAGAAGGAACGTACTCCTGTTGAAGATATGATAAATAGCTCACTTGCAGAATATAAAGATGGGAGCAATGATACCACCGAGTCGGAAGAGTTGTTACAACTTTCGAGTAGTTTCGATAGACAAAGTACTGGATGGAGACACGATAGATGTCACGATAGATCTTGGTTTCGACCTTTACAAAAAGGAGAGGGTAAGGATAGCGGGTGTGGACACACCAGAGAAACGCACGAGGGACCTAGAGGAGAAAGCACTGGGGATCGACGCTACGAATTGGATGAAGGGAACACTAACTGATACTGTGGAGAACTCACCAAATGAACTCACTATTAGAACAGAACTTGTTGGTGGCGTTGGGAAGTATGGTAGGCTTCTTGGTTGGCTCTATGTTGGCGATTCTGATATTTCATTGAACGAGCAGATGATTGCTGAAGGATATGCTTGGGAATATGATGGTGGAACTAAGAAGAAAGATTTTGAAGAGTTACGAGAAATTCGTAGAGCTCATGGGACTCTCGATGAGTCATAGTGACGATCAGTACGAGTATCTTAAAAGACAGCATTATCTGGCAACACATATGGAATTAACAGATGAAAATGTAATAGCAGTTCTAGAAGAACTGTTACCATATATTGAAGCAGATGGTGGATGGTTAGAATATGTTGAGACAGACTATCAAGCAGAAGGAGCATTCGTTAAGGTAAGACTTGGCGGTGCTTGTTCTAGTTGTGCAATGAGTTCCATAACATTAAAGCAAGGTATAGAAGCTAAGTTGATGCAAGAAATACCAGATGTTAAAGGTGTAATTCAAGTATTGTGATAGTAGTTAACGCAGAGAATATTAGGATACTCACAATTATAATATTATTTTTCATTTGGATATTCATTTTGAATACTCCATCTGCTAAATAAACTAGTTTGACTAAAAATAATGACAAGTCTGATTGATCCAAAAGAATTCACGGATGCGGTGACCGAATTACGGTCATTTTTTTTGTCTAAGAATTTCTATGAAGTACATACTCAGAATAGATTGAGTATCCTTGCTGCATGTGAAGACCCTGAAACAGTAGCATCATATAATTACGGTGGTAATATTTGGCCACTACCTCAAACAGGTCAGATGTGGTTAGAGCACGAATTACTTTCCAACCCTTCAGCTGAAGGGTTTTTCTGTGTCTCTACTTCATATAGAGCAGAACCTAATCCTGTACCAGGAAGACATGAAACAATCTTCCCTATGTTTGAGTTTGAGATGAAGGGAGGTGTTAAAGAATTAGAAGAGATGGAGATTGAATTGTGTAGATGGTTAGGTATACCATTAGACGAACAGAATAAGATCAAGACTTATGATGATTGGGCTAATAAATTTAATACTAAAGAACTTAATCATGACCATGAGAAAATGATTGGTCGAGGAATGATTACAGAGTTTCCAGAATGGACATCACCATTTTGGAATATGTCTAGGAATGATGATGGTACTAGTAGAAAGATTGATGTTATATTAGGTGGCATGGAAACTATCGGTAGTGCTGAAAGAAGTACCGATAAGAAACAGATGCGTGATACATTCTACACCATATCAAATGGTGGATATGCTCAACTTATTATTGATAAGTTTGGTAAGGAAAGAGTAGAAGATGAACTTGAGAAGTTCCTCTCCTTTGATTTCTTCCCTCGTTCTGGAGGTGGTATAGGAGTCACTCGTCTAATCTCAGCCCTTAAATAAGGGCTTCTTTGTGAGGTGACGAAACTGGTAAACGTGTCAGGTTGTTTCCCTGATGTCTCTGGCGGGACTTGGTGGTTCGACTCCACCCCTCACAGTTCCATGAATAAATATATATGTAAAGAGTCTTATGTATGGCTGCTGCAACTGATGTATACTTAGGTAACCCCAACCTGAAGAAGGCGGGTACTGAGATACAATTTACTAAGAAGCAAGTACAAGAATGGATAAAGTGTAAAGAAGATCCATTGTATTTTGCATTAAACTATATTCAAATCATCAACCTTGATGAAGGATTAGTTCCTTTCACCATGTATGATTTCCAGAAGGATATCATGATGGATTTTCATAATAACAGATTTAACATTGCAAAACTTCCTAGACAAACTGGCAAGTCAACCACGGTTGTTGCTTACCTCTTACATTACGCTATCTTTAATGACAGTGTTAACATTGGTATTCTGGCTAACAAAGCATCTACTGCAAGGGAACTATTAGGTAGATTACAATTAGCATATGAGAATCTACCAAAATGGATGCAACACGGAATATTAGTATGGAACAAAGGTAATGTCGAACTTGAAAACGGGTCAAAGATACTGGCTGCTTCTACGTCTGCAAGTGCTGTCCGAGGCATGTCGTTCAATATCCTCTTCCTCGACGAGTTCGCCTTCGTTCCAAACCATGTTGCGGAGCAATTCTTTGCCTCTGTTTATCCTACTATTACTTCTGGTAAGTCAACGAAAGTAATAATCATATCTACACCAAATGGTATGAACCACTTCTATAAGATGTGGGAAGATGCTAGGAATGGTAAGAATGGTTATACTACTAATGAAGTACACTGGTCTCAAGTACCAGGTAGAGATGCTAAGTGGAAAGAAGAGACATTAAAGAATACTTCTAAGAGACAGTTTGCACAGGAGTTTGAATGTGACTTTCTTGGATCTGCTGATACATTAATATCTCCATCTAAACTGCAAGCAATACCATTCACTGACCCCATATTAAGCAATGCTGGACTTGACGTATATAAGAGAGCAGAAAAGGATCACGAATATATTATTACTGTCGATGTTGCCAGAGGAATCGGTGGCGACTACAGTGCTTTTGTCGTGTTTGATATCACCACTCTCCCGTATCAAATCGTTGCCAAGTACCGTAATAATGAGATTAAACCTGTCATGTTTCCCTCCGTGATATTACAGGTATGTAAAGAATATAATAATCCTTATGTCTTGGTTGAGGTAAATGACATAGGAGATAGTATAGCAGCAACATTAAACTACGATCTTGAATATCCTAATGTACTCATGTGTTCTATGAGAGGTAGAGCAGGTCAAGTAGTAGGTCAAGGGTTCTCTGGTAACAAGACTCAATTAGGAGTTAAGATGAGTATCACTGTTAAGAAACAAGGGTGTGCAAATCTTAAAGCAATTATAGAAGATGATAAATTAACTTTCAGTGATTTTGATATATTAAGAGAACTAACAACATTCATTCAGAGAAAACAATGTTGGGAAGCAGATGATGGATACCATGATGACTTGGTAATGTGTTTAGTTATATTTGCATGGTTGTGTATGCAAGATTATTTCAAGGAGATGACAGATCTTGATGTAAGAAGAAGAATCTATGAAGAACAAAGAAACCAGATAGAACAGGACATGGCTCCATTTGGATTCATTGATGATGGGATGGGAGATGACACATATCTAGATGCAGAGGGGGATCTCTGGGCATATGGAGACAAGCAAGAGGAAGTGTCTTACATGTGGAATTTCTGAATGAACTTTTTTAAATTCTAAATACTTAAAGGTAAATTCGGTATTATCAGAGGTAAAAACATGGCAAGTCAAGTCTCGCCTGGTATTGTTATTAAAGAACGTGATTTATCCAACGCGGTTGTTCAAGGAGCATCATCAATAACTGGTGCATTTGCTTCTTCATTCCGTAGCGGACCCGTAGGCAAAATTACACCAATTGGTTCCGAGAGAGAACTAATTGATACGTTTGGAGCACCAGCTGAGGCTAATGCTGCTGACTGGTTAGTCGCATCAGAATTCTTAAGATATGGTGGAAGACTAGCAGTAGTACGTGCTGCAACAGGAGTTCTCAACGCAACGCTGGATGGAACAGCAGTTCTCATTTCAGACAAAGATGCATATGATGCTGGTGTTGGATCAGGAGAACAGTTCGCTGCAAGAGATGCAGGTGCTGACGGTAACAATCTTAGAGTTGTTATTGTAGATAACGGTCCTGACAAGAAGGCAGTTAAAGCAGGTCATGGATTATCAGTAGGGGACGCACTTGATGACGGAACTACAAATGATCACCAAGTAACTCATGTTATAGATGCTAATACAGTTGGTATACGTTCAGGTAGTGCAACTGCTGCATCTGGTAACAGTTATGTAATTTCTGATTTTACTGCATCTGACTGGAACGCACTTCCAATCGGATCAACAGGTTTAACATATAAAGCAATTGCTCCTCGTCCAGGAACATCTGCATTTGCATCAGAGCGTTGGCTTTCTAAAGATGAAGTTCACGTTGCAGTTGTTGATGAGAGCACAAATACAATCGTTGAGAGACTAACATATCTTTCCAAGATTTCAGATGGTAAGACACCTGAAGGTGGATCATCTTTCTGGCAAGATGCTGTTAATCTATCATCTTCTTACATATATGCTGCTGGACTTGCTGCTAACCAGACAACAACATTAGGAGAGGATCCTGGTTCTGCTGCTGCATCTTATGGTGCAACATCTGGAGCACCTAAGACATTCTCTGCTATTCGTGGAGATGCTGGTGGAACACTTTCTGGTGGTACAGATGATTATGCATATACTGCTGGAGAGATCAATGCTGCATATGATCTATTCTTAGATACAGAAGATACTACTGTTGACTTTATCATTAGTGGTGGTGATGCTGCTGATGAAACAGATACTAAGTCAAAAGCTGCTAACTGCGCTGCTGTTGCTAATAGCAGAAAGGATTGTGTAGCATTTATTTCACCTTGGACTGGAACTCAGGTTGCAACATCTGGTGGTGCTGCATTATCTCCTGCTGATCAGTTGAGCAATACAGTTGATTACTTGGCTGGTATTTCTTCTAGTTCATATGTTGTTCTAGACAGTGGTGTTAAGTATACATATGACAGATTCAATGATAAGTATCGTTGGATTCCATGTAACGGTGACGTTGCTGGTCTTTGTGTATCTACTTCCAGCATTCTCGATGACTGGATTTCTCCTGCTGGATTAAATCGTGGAGGAGTTCAAAACGTTGTGAAACTTGCCCTTAATCCAAATAAGGCAGCTCGTGACGAACTTTATTCAAATAGAATTAACCCAATAGTATCATTCCCTGGTGCTGGTCCTGTTCTATTTGGTGATAAGACAGCACTTGCTTCTCCATCTGCATTCGACAGAATTAACGTTCGTCGTTTGTTCCTCAATATTGAGAAGAGAGCAAGAGGTCTTGCTGAAGGAGTACTATTCGAGCAAAACGATACTACTACACGTAGTAACTTCAATGCTGCTATTGCGTCATACCTTTCAGAGGTACAAGCACGTAGAGGTTTAACTGACTTCTTAGTTGTTTGCGATGAGTCGAATAACACACCTGAAGTAATTGACAGAAACGAGTTCGTTGCGGAATTGTTCCTCAAGCCAACACGTTCGATTAATTATGTAACAGTTACTGTCACTGCAACAAGAACTGGAGTTTCCTTCAGTGAAGTTGTTGGTCGATAATTCATAGAGCACAAACATTAAAGAGGTAAACTAATGGCAAGGTCAAACGTATCAGAGTTTTTACAAACTATTGGACAGGGCGTGAAGCCCAATATGTTCCTGATCGACATGCAATATCCAGCTGCTCTAAGTAAGGAAGGAGAGGATCAAAATCTCTCCAACCTGCTCTGTAAATCAGCAGCTCTCCCTGGTTCTAACTTGGGTGTAATTGAAGTTCCTTTCAGAGGAAGAACAGTTAAGATTGCTGGAGACAGAACATTCGATACTTGGAGTGCAACATTCTTCAACGATAAGGATTTCAAACTCCGTACATTCTTCGAGCAGTGGGCTAATAGCATTAACACTCACGAAGGAAATACATCTCCACTCTTTACTCCTAATAATTCTACTGGTTATACAGCAGATCTTGGAGTCAAGCAATTGGAAAAAGATTCTAGTGCAGAAGGTTCTGTACTTAGAACTTACAGTCTAAAGTATGCATTCCCAACTAACGTTTCTCAAATTGATATTGCTTATGACAGCAATGATCAAATTGAAGAATTCTCAGTTGAATTCCAGTATTCATACTTCACTGCAAACTCCAATGGAGCAAGAGCTGGCGTTTCTCAACTTTCCGTAGTATAATAAATACTATTGGTATTGAGTATGGGAAATAATTATGAGTCAACTATTTGGCTTCCAGATTAATAAAAAGGTGGGAAAAAGGGGTCAATCCCCTGTCCCACCTGCTGCTGATGAGCCTATTGCAGTAGCAGCAGGAGGTTACTATGGAACCTATGTTGATACAGATAATCAAGCTCGTAATGAGTTTGAACTTATTCGTAGATACCGAGACATGTCGATACATCCAGAAGTGGATAGTGCGGTAGACGAGGTAGTCAACGAATTTGTTGTCAGTGATAATAATGATACTCCAGTAGAAATCAATTTAGATAATCTAAGTGTAGGTGCTGGTGTAAAAACAAAAATTAGAAATGAGTTTGAGTATATCAAAAGACTTTTGAATTTTGATAACCGTGCTCATGAAATCGTTCGTTCATGGTATATTGACGGACGAATTTTTTATCATAAGGTAATAGATTTAGAAAATCCAAAGAAGGGTATTACTGAACTTCGTTATATTGATCCTATGAAGATCAAGAAGGTCAGACAAAAAATTGATAATACTCCAAAAGACTCTCTTGCAAAAGCAGCAATTAAAGGTACAGCATTAGAGTATGAGTATGGAACATTTGTAGATTACTATCTCTACAATCCAAAAGGTTTTTATAAAGGTGGTGTTCTTGGACCAGTAGGAGACATGTCATTGTCTCAAGGTGTCAAGATCGCAGTTGATTCAATCACCTTTATTCCTTCAGGTCTTCAGGATCTTAATAAGCGAATGACTATGAGCTTCTTGCATAAAGCAATTAAGTCTCTTAATCAATTGCGTATGATCGAAGATGCACTTGTTATCTACAGATTATCAAGAGCACCTGAAAGAAGAATATTTTATATTGATGTAGGAAATCTTCCAAAGATTAAAGCGGAACAATACCTACGTGATGTCATGGCACGTTATCGTAACAAGTTAGTTTACGACTCACAAACTGGTGAGATGCGTGATGATAAAAAGCACATGAGTATGCTTGAGGATTTCTGGTTGCCTCGTAGAGAGGGTGGTCGTGGAACTGAGATTACCACACTACCTGGTGGACAGAATCTAGGAGAGTTAAAAGATGTTGAGTACTTTAGGAAGAAGTTATATAATAGCCTTAATCTTCCTCCTTCCCGCCTCACAGACGATAATAAAGGATTCAACCTTGGTAAAACCACAGAAGTCCTCCGTGACGAGATTAAGTTTACCAAGTTCATTGGAAGGTTACGTAAAAGATTTAGTGAACTCTTTCAAGACATTCTCAAAACGCAACTCATCCTTAAAGGAGTAATTGCTCCTGAAGATTGGGATGATATGAAAGAGCATATTCAATATGATTATCTCTTTGACAATCATTTCAATGAGTTAAAAGAATTAGAAATGTCAAACATGAGGATGCAAACTGTTACTCAGATGGATCCATTTGTAGGCAAGTATTATTCTATAGAGCATGTACGTCGTAATATCCTTGGTCAGACTGACAAAGACTACAAGGAAATGGACAAACAAATCAAGGCTGAGATTGAAGCTGGTCTAGTAATGGATCCTATCAATGTCACTGAACTTGATATGATGGATCGTCAAAATTCAGCGTTTGCTCCAGAGATTGAAGCGCAACAAGCAGAGGATGATAACCAAAGGGCAATAGAAGCAGAGAAGGCAAAACCTAAACTTCCCGCGTCCAAACCTTCCAATAATACTAAATAAAAAATAAGATTATATTATTATGACACAAGAAACTGATGTAGATAATGATTTGAAGATACCAGGAGCCGTTGATATCGTTACTAAAATTAAGGATAACGACAGAGCTTCTGCTATTGATGATATTAATGATCTTTTATATGCCAAGGCAGCTGATGTTCTTGGAGCACATAAGAAAGAAGTGTCACAATCATTATTCAATGAACCACCTGTAGTAGAGCCAGAATCAAATGAAACTGATAACGGAAGCGATAGAGAACATCCAAGTTCTTGAAGAAGAAAAGAATGGAAAGAAACTTCTTTATATTGAAGGAGTATTTTTGCAGTCTGAATTAAAGAATCGTAATGGTCGTATGTATCCTTTTGAAACTCTTAACAGAGAAGTACAAAGATACAACGAGGAATACGTTAAAAGTAAGAGAGCATTAGGTGAGTTGGGACATCCCGATGGACCTACTGTTAATCTTGATAGAGTCTCTCACAGGATAACAGAACTCCGCGCTGAAGGAACCAATTTCATGGGGAAGGCACAGATACTTGACACTCCAATGGGACAGATTGCTAAGTCACTTTTGAAAGAAGGTGTACAGCTAGGTGTCTCTTCTAGAGGAATGGGAAGTATTGATAAGAGAGAGGACTGCTCTATAGTTCAAGATGATTTTATGTTAACAACTGCTGCTGATATTGTTGCAGATCCATCCGCACCTGATGCTTTCGTTAATGGAATAATGGAAGGTAAAGAGTGGGTTTGGAGTAATGGTATCCTAAAGGAAACAGAAGTTGCTAAATATAAAGGTGTAATGGATGCGTCATCGCGTCAAGAATTAGAGGAAAAAACATTGCAAGTCTTCAATGACTTCCTTTCAAAACTCTGATTTAATAAATAAACTTAGATTATATACGGAAATTCGAGGAATTTAACAAATGTCTGATACATTAAACGAAAAGTTTGAGGAGTTGGCGACTGAGCAAAAGGTTACTCTTAAAGAAGGAGATCCTATGCCATCAGTTTCTGCTGAAGTAATTCCTGGAACTGGTTCTGATCCATCACAAACCTCTGATGTTCAAACATCAAGTGCTAGTGGTAAAGATCCCCAACCTAAAGTTGGAACCGATGCTGTTCCTGGCGCACAGTCAGTGACGGACTTAGGTGGAAGTTCCACGACTCCAAACGAGCATGACGAAGACGGTGAAGAAAATCCTGGTGCTAAGGCAGCCGCTCCTGTAGGAGCTAAGGCAGCACAAAGTGATGGTACTGCTCAGACAAGTAACATCAATGATGCTGGTGATCAAGGTACAACACCAACTGTAGGTACTCAGGTAGCATACGGAACTGGAGATGGTGGCAAGGTCACATATCCAATTCATGCTGGTTTTGAACTCGACGTTTCCGATGACATCAAAGCCCTACTAGAGGGAACAGAACTCACCGAAGAGTTTGCCGAGAAAGCAAAAACAATTTTCGAGGCAGCAGTAAAAGCAAAACTCAAGGAAGAGTACGACAAGCTTGTAAAACACTTTGCTGAAGAGACAGAGAAGAAAGTTGAAGAGATTAAGAAAGAACTTTCTGAAGAAGTCTCAGGCACAGTGAATTACGCCGTTGGACAATGGAAGGAAGAGAATATACTTGCCGTTGACCAAGGTATAAAGACTGAGATCACCGAAGACTTCATTGCAGGTCTGAAGAATCTCTTTGAGGAGCACTACATTTCTATCCCAGATGATAAAGTTGATGTGGTAGAAGGTATGGCTGATCAAATTCGTGAGATGGAAACACGCCTTGACGAACAGGTCAAAGCTAATGTGAAGTTACAAAACCGTCTAGATGAATCTGCAAGAGTTGTTGTTCTGAAGAATGTTTCAGAAGGACTAGCAGATACTCAGAAAGACAAGCTCGCTGCTCTCGCAGAGGGAATCGAGTTTACAACTGAGGAAGAGTTCACCAAGAAAGTAACAACTATCAAGGAGAGCTATTTCAAGGAGTCAACCGTAACCCAATCTGAGGTTGCAGATGAGACACCAGTTGAAGGTGCAGACAAAGATGTTACTCCAGCAATGGATACATATCTCCAAGCACTAAATCGCTGGACATAATTATATTACAAACCCAATTTTTTCTAAAGTTAGAACAATGTTTAATGCACAAGCTCTAACAGAAAAGTGGAACCCTGTTCTAAGTCATGAAGGCGCGGGAGCCATCAAAGACAATTATAGAAAGGCTGTTACTGCTGTACTGTTAGAAAATACAGAAAAACAACTACGCGAAGAGCGTGGTATGATCAATGAGGCTTCTAACACTGTAGGTGCTATCGGTGGAGACGGACTATCAGGTTCTGGTCTTACTACTAAGACTGGTGGACTTGCTGGTTTCGACCCAGTAATGATCAGCTTGATTCGTCGTGCTATGCCAAACTTGGTAGCATACGATATCTGCGGTGTTCAACCAATGAGTGGTCCAACAGGACTAATCTTCGCAATGAAGGCTCATTACCAAGAGCAAGGTTCAGCACTACGTGCAGGTCCAGAAGCTCTATTCCACGAAGCAGATTCAAGCTTCTCAGCTTCATCTGCTGGTCCTGCTGCTTACAACCAGACTAACGCTGCTGGTGGTGACGACACACATCCTCGTGGAGACAACGGCGCAACAGACGCTAACCCAGGTCTTCTTAACGACGCTTCTGGTGGTGGTACAACAACTGGTAACTACGAACGTGGTGAAACAGGTATTGCCAGAGAAGATGCTGAGACATTAGGTTCAGGTTCAACCCTGTTCAACGAAATGTCATTCAGTATCGAGAAAACCTCGGTAACTGCTAAGACTCGTGCTCTAAAAGCAGAGTACACACTAGAACTTGCTCAAGACTTAAAAGCTATTCATGGTCTTGATGCAGAGCAAGAACTCGCTAACCTATTGTCTAGTGAGATCCTTGCAGAAATCAACCGTGAGGTTGTTCGTACAGTTTACACTGTTGCAAAGCAGGGTGCTCAGAACAACGTTGCCAACGCAGGTGTATTTGACCTAGACGTTGACTCAAACGGAAGATGGTCAGTTGAAAAGTTCAAGGGACTTATGTTCCAGATCGAGAGAGATGCTAACGCTATTGCACAGCAAACTCGTCGTGGAAAGGGTAACTTCATCATCACATCTGCTGATGTTGCTTCTGCTCTTGCCATGTCTGGTACTCTTGACTACTCTTCAGGTCTTCAAGGATCTGGTGGACCTTCCATCGGTGAAGTTGATGACACTGGAAACCTTTTAGTAGGTACAATGAACGGACGCATTAAGGTTTACGTTGATCCTTATTCAGCAAACGTTTCTAACACCCACTACTACGTTGCAGGTTACAAGGGATCTTCACCATATGACGCAGGATTATTCTACTGCCCATATGTTCCCCTACAAATGCTCAGATCTGTGGATCCATCCACATTCCAACCTAAGATTGGATTTAAGACTCGCTACGGCATGGTCGCAAACCCATTCGTTACTCAGGACGGAACAGGAACAGGAACACCAGATGCAGAAGCATTGACCCACAACAAGAACCAGTATTACAGAAGGGTTCGCGTTGCAAACCTAATGTGATCTACAAGAAGGTTACTGTTTAAACACCAAAGGAGACCTTCGGGTCTCCTTTTTTATTATTTGCATTAAATAGAACTATATGCTATAGTACATTATGAATGGTCGATTAGACAAAGTAGCAATGACTGCTAGAGTTAACAAGATGATCACTGGGATCCATGATAAACAATGGTATCCAGAGTGGAATTGGGAACAACGCAATGCGGCCAAGCGAGTCCTAATAAACGTATTGGAGGTGCTCGACGAATACCATTCTTAGGAGGCGAATGACTGAAGAAACAATTACTAACCTTTGTTATACTAAGGAAGAAGTTGATACTATGATTGCTGAAGCAGTAGCAGAAGCAAGAGCAATCGACGAAGCATCAATGCGTAAACATAATAGAGATGCCACTATCATTAGTATGATTCTAGGATTTATTTGCCTAGCATTGTTTGTTGATGGTTTATTAAGAATTTTAGGAATCATTCCACCGTTTATGGATTTAGATGTGAATGTAATAGATGACGTTATAGATAAGGTTGAGAGTGATATTATGCCAATGGTACAAGACGCGACGCAGAAAGCACAGAGATATATACCAAGAAGATGATGTTAGAAACAGTATTAATAATAACAGCACTACCATTTGTAGCACTGTCACTTTTCTTTGGAAGCAAAGGAGGGTACTATGATAGTGATAACTATACTGGTGATGGATGTGCTCACGATGTTAAAAGATGATACATAGTATAGAGAATATAATATTTCTTATCACTTGGTTTGGTCTGATCACGTTTGCGATCATGTTAATGTCTAATGGTTGGAGAGTTATGGAAAAGAATCCTGAAGAAGAAAGATTTAAGAATATTCATCCAGAACTTGAAGGTTTGAAAGATGGTGACGAATTGCTAGTTGTGAATTTTAATCAAATACCAGATCCAAGAAGACAAAATTCAGTAGATCCAAGATTCAAATTGGATTCACCTGAGTTACATAACCTTGGAGATCCTTTACATAATTCATTAAGAGATCGTATCGAATCATTGAAAGATGAGGAAGAAGACGAAGACGATGATGATGGGGGAGCACCAGTATTAGCATAAAATGGACACGAATTTAATAATCACAATTGGAATATCAACAGCAGTTGCTATAGGAGTATCTGTTGGAACTTATTTTGTCCTGCAAAATAATTCAGAAAAAGCAGCTGCATGTAGTGTAAAACAATATGAAAAGTTACAAAGAAGAATTGATAAGTTAAGAGTGGAACTAGAAAAACCAGTAGTAACAATAAATAGTAAGTAGCTTGGGAAGTTGACATGCCTGTAGGTGGAGCAGAATGGTATAAAGAACAACCAAAGAATAGGAACTTCTTGAATCCTATTGGTTTTCTTTTAAAATTGGAAAAATTTGCTGGAACAGATTTCTTCTGTCAGGCAGCAAATATTCCTGATATTACAATGCCAACAACTGAATATGCAACGAGATTCCGCAACCTGCCAATCATACCTGGTGGCGGTGTATCTTTTGGTGACTTCAATGTTACCTTTATTATTGATGAGGACATGAAGAATTACTATTCAATTCATAAATGGATGAGACAGAATGGTAGAGCAGATGATGATGCAGATACTCCAGAGCAAGAAGAGTATAGTAACGCTCAACTACAAGTAGTGACTTCACAATATCAACCAGCATTTGTTGTAGAATTTAGAAACGTCTTTCCAATTGCTTTGACCAATATGCAGTTTGATGCTAGAATGACTGATATAGAATACATGACTGCTGAAGTAACATTCAAACATCAACAATTCTTTATACGTGATAAATCAATGCAAGCTTTATGAACTTTGAAACTCTTCGTAATAAATTTGAGAAATTAAGAGAAGAATGGAAAGAAGATAGTCATATAGATTTTCAATTTAAGAATAAACAGTACAGTGCTGATCTAGCTCAGGTAGCACTTGACATTCCTTTTATCCATAATAAATACTTAAACCACTATACCGATATATCTCAGATTAAAACCTCACTTGAATTTGAAATTCGTAAACTTGTAAAAGAGAAACGTGAGTATTATGGAGGAGAAGCTGACGCAAAGATATATGCCGAGAAACCTTTCGGCAATAGTATCAAGACATCTGAAAAGATGAAAGTATATCTAGAGTCTGATGATGAAGTCATTAACCTAGAAGCGAAGATTAAGTTTCTCGATCAAATGCTTTACTGGCTAGATCAAGTAATGAAACAAATTTCAAATAGAGGTTTCCAAGTCAAGAGTGCTATTGAGTGGGAGAAGTTTATTAATGGGCAGTGATGACCAACCTCTTTGTAAAGAAGAAGAATGAAGTATACGTTACAATTCATTCTGATGAAGAACATGTCCATAAAGAATTAGCAGACTACTTCACATTTGAAGTACCTGAAGCAAAGTATTTAAAAAAGAATCCTAGATACAAATATTGGGATGGTACTATACGTTTGTACTCTCCTGGTTCTGGTTCATTATATTGTGGATTGATAGATCATCTTCAGACATGGGCTGATGAAAGGGAATATAAAATCTATCTTGCACCTGATGAATGGTATGGTGATGTAGTTGAAGATAATAATTTTGTATCTCCACCAGGTGTTAAACACTTCATGGATAAAATTTGCAATATAAAACCTCGTACTTACCAATACAAGGCAGTCTACGAGGCTATAAAAAATAATCGTAAGTTACTTTTATCTCCTACTGGTTCTGGGAAATCTCTTATGATCTATTCCCTCGTGAGATACTATACTGCTACCAACAAGAAAATTCTCATCATAGTCCCTACTACTAGTTTGGTCGAGCAAATGGTTAACGACTTTTGTGACTATGGTTGGAATGCGGAGGAGTACGTTCATAAGATATACGGTGGTAAGGATAAGAATACAAATAAAAATATTATTATATCAACTTGGCAATCAATCTACAAGTTTCCCAAGAGATATTTTGATGATATAGATTGTGTCATTGGTGATGAAGCACATCTATTCAAGAGTAAATCATTGACTGGCATCATGACTAAGTTGCATAATGCTAAGTATAGATTTGGTTTTACTGGTACGTTAGATGGATCTAAGACTCATAAGTGGGTACTTGAAGGTCTCTTTGGATCATGTGACCAAGTAACTAAGACAGATGATCTTATCAAATCAGGCTATCTTAGTAAGTTTAGAATCAAAATCCTGTTATGTCAACATGCTCCTCAGCATTTCGAGACATACCATGATGAAATAGATTATCTATGCGAACACAAAGGTAGAAATAATCTCATAAAAAATCTTGTTAGAGATCTAGATGGTAACACTCTCGTACTCTTTAATTATATCGAAAAGCACGGAGAACCATTGTTTGAAATCATAAATAATTCTGTAGATAAAGATCGCAAGATCTTTTTTGTTCATGGTGGTACGGAAGTAGCAGACCGTGAAGAAGTACGATTGATTACGGAGGAACAAGATAATGCAGTTATTATTGCGTCGTATGGGACTTTTAGTACTGGTATTAATATTAAGCGATTACATAACATCGTCTTCGCGTCGCCGTCCAAGTCTAGAATACGAAATCTTCAGTCAATAGGTAGAGTACTGAGGAGAGGTGAAGGAAAAGATATGGCAACACTCTATGATATCGCTGATGATATCGGTGGTCAGAACTATACTCTTAAACACCTTAATGAAAGAGTCAACATATATAACGATGAAAATTTCAACTATGAAGTTATTAAAGTAAACCTTAGAGCAAATTAAAATGACAGAGGCAGATCTAAAAAAAGCGGAAGAAGAATTCTACGCTTCAGTCAAATTAATATCAGGAGAAGAAGTACTTGCACAAGTATGCTATCTTCCTGATGATGATAAGGTTGTGATGAATAGACCTCTGCAAGTTGAGATGGCTAGACAGAAGAAAGGTAATGTTGAGATCGCGGGGTTCGCTCTTAGAGAATGGGTAATGGCAACCTTTGATGAAATGTTCATTGTTAATAAAACTCATATTTTAACAATGACTGAATTGGATCCTACTATTAAAACATTTTATGAACAGACTTTAAGTAGGATAGAGAACGCAAAAAACCTGACTAAACTAGGGAACAAACTCCCACGTAAGTCAGGTTACTTAGGTTCTATTCAGGATAAAAAAAGATCCTTAGAAGATATATTTAAAAAAAGCTAGAGTCATCCTTGAACCCTTAACATGGTTAGTCTACTGCGTTTATGGTTCCTTGTCAAGCCCCCCTTTACAAATCCAATTCGTCGTGCTACACTATATTCAGTGATACGAACAATTCGTGGCAAAAGTAATGGCAAGAAAAAAGACAGAATACTATGTTAATAATAAAGAGTTTCTTTATGCTATAAGCGAGTATCGCTCAAAAGTTCTTAAAGCAAAGGAAGTGGGGGATCCCCGACCTCGTGTGACAAATTATATTGGCGAGTGTTTTTTAAAGATTGCTACACATCTATCATACAAACCAAACTTTGTCAACTATATGTTTCGGGAGGATATGATTTGTGATGGCATTGAGAATTGTTTGCAGTACATAGATAATTTTGATCCTGAGAAATCCACGAACCCTTTTGCTTACTTCACTCAGATTATATACTATGCATTCTTAAGACGTATCCAGAAAGAAAAGAAGCAATTAGAAATTAAAGGTAAGATATTAGAACGTTCTGGTTATGATGAAGTTATGCATACTGATTCATATGATGGTAGTATGACTGGTATGAATGCATCTCATTCTGATATGGGAAGTATAAAAGAAAATATTCAAACGAAAATTAACCGATGATGCTAGAGATACAGTTAAAGATAATTAAAAAACTAAGGGAACTATACCCACAATCTAAAGCAGTATATACTATTGACACTAAATGGATCCACTTTTAAATCTATTAAAAGAAAAAGCATATCGAAAAGGAGAGTTTAAATTATCATCTGGTAAAACCAGTGAACACTATGTTAATTGCAAACCTGTCATTTTATCTGGTGAAGGTTTGAAGTTAACTTCAGAAGCACTTCTTAAAGTTATCAAGACTAAGGTAGTAGGAGGTTTGACTCTCGGTGCTGATCCTTTGGTGTGTGGAGTTGGTGTTCTTGGTGGACTCGATCAGAAGATTGTTCGCAAAGAACCTAAAGGACATGGTACTTCTGCTTGGATAGAAGGACCAGATCATCCAGTGGACACTGAAATAACTGTCCTAGAGGATGTGATTACTACAGGAGGCTCTGCTATATTTGCAGTAGAAAAATTGAGAGATGCTGGTTATTATGTCAAGGAAGTAGTTTCTATCATAGATAGAAAGGAGTATGATCCTTTTACTTTTTTAGACAAAGAACTAGAATTGATTAGTTTGTATACCTTAGATCAACTAATATGAAGATTGCAATTATAACCGATCAACATTTAGATGGTCGTAAAGGTTCACTAGCATTCTGGAACTACTTTCAAAAATTTTATGATGAAATATTTTTTCCTACTCTCGAACGAGAGAATATCACTTGCGTCTTTGATTTGGGCGATACATTTGATAACCGAAAGTCTATGGACTATAATACTCTTGCTCGGATTAAGGAAAATTATTTTGACCGACTTGCAAAGTATGATGTACACATGATACTTGGTAATCATACCACGTATTATAAAAATACAAATAAGATTAATTCACCAGAGTTATTACTGGAACAGTATAAGAACATAACTCTCTATACTGAACCAAAAGAATTACAGATTGATAGCAAGAAGTTTATGATGCTTCCTTGGATCAATGCTGGTAATAAAGATAAAGCAATGCAATCCTTAGAAGATACAGATGCTACTATTGTATGTGGACATCTTGAGATCAATGGATTTGAAGTCACACCTGGTATGTTCTATGAGAACTCACAGGCATTAGGACTGAGTGCATTTAAAAAGTTTGAACGTGTATGGTCTGGACATTTTCACCATAGGTCTAAGAGAGGAAACGTTCATTACTTAGGCAACCCTTATCAGATGTTTTGGAATGATTACAAGGATAGTCGTGGGTTTCATATATACGACACTGAAAGTAATAGACTCAAGTTTGTGGAGAACCCCCATCAAATTTTTGAAAAAATTTATTACAGGGACACAGAAAACGACTACAACAAACACGATGTGCAGTATTATAAAGACAAGTTCATCAAACTTGTGGTCGAAGAAAAGCGGGATTACCAGATGTTCGAGACACTGGTTGATCGTTTATACAATGTAGGAGTTCATGATGTTAAAGTCGTAGAGACTTTGGTACATGATGATGACATTGATGATACTGATCTAGAGACTAAAGATACCTTGACACTACTTAATGAATACATTGATGAAGTCGAGATGTCCGTAGATAAATCAGACTTGAAAAACCTCATGCATTCACTATATACTGAGAGTTGTGAGGTAATCTAATGTTTATTGTTACGTTACAAGATAAACCAGAAGGTGTTTATTCTGTTTATGATGACAACAATAATCGGGTTGTTCCAATATTTGAACAAGAGGATGATGCCGATAGATATCTTGAAATGTTAGATTTCAAAGAGGGTACTGATTTACCAAGCATGGAAATTCTAGAAATAGAAGGACAGGAAATGATTAATGCTTGTCAGCAACGAGGACAAAGATTTTTAATTGTTACACCAGATGATTTTTTGATACCACCTGATGATAGAGAATGATTATTTTTAAAAAGGTTCGTTGGAAAAATTTTCTAAGTACAGGTAATGTGTTTAGTGAAGTGGATCTCCAAGGGGCGCGAACAAATTTGATAGTAGGTACTAACGGTGCTGGCAAGTCAACCATCTTAGATGCGTTGACCTTTTCTCTCTTTGGAAAGCCTTTTAGAAAGATTACTAAAGGTATGCTTGTCAACAGTGTCAATGAGAAAGACTGTATGACAGAGATTGAGTTTTCTATTGGCAAGTTAGACTATAAAGTAATTCGTGGTATCAAACCTAATAAGTTTGAGATCTATTGTAATGGTAATATTTTTAATCAAGAGTCAACAGTAGTAGAACAGCAAAAGAATTTAGAAAAAAATATATTAAAATTAAATTATAAATCCTTTACACAGATTGTAGTGTTAGGGTCAAGTACATTTGTTCCTTTTATGCGTCTTCCTACTACACAACGTAGAGATATCATAGAAGATATACTTGATATTCAAGTGTTTTCCACAATGAATCTACTTCTTAGAGATAAAACTAGAGAGAATAATGAAGAGATTAAGGAATTTGATTATCAAATACATCTTTTAGAGGAGAAGATAGACCTTCAGAAGCAACATATGCTTACTCTTGAGAAGAGAAATCAAGAAGAGATAGATAAAAAGAAAGAAAAGATTAAGGAATTACAGAAAGATGAGGTAAAAAGTACAGAAGAAATTCACAAACTCACAGAAGCTGTGGAAAAACTATCCAAAGAGATGGAGGAGTTGTCCGATTCTAAAGTAAAACTTAAGAAATTAAATACTTTCCTTACTAAAATTCAGGGTAAGTTATCTGCTGCCAAGAAAGAGCATGGTTTCTTTAAGGACAATCATGTATGTCCTACATGTACACAGGTGTTAACTGAGGAGTTTAGAGAAAGTAAGATAAAGGAAGGTGAGGATGAGTTAAATAGTTTGAATACAGGGTTAGATGATCTTGCAGTTGCAATTAAAAAAGAAGAGGAGAGAGAAGATGAGTTCACAAAACTATCGCAAGATGTACTTAGCCGCAACTCTTCTATTACTCAAGCGAACTATCAGATTACTACAATACGAAAAGGAATCAGTGATCTAGATAAAGAAATTAAAGAACTAGAAGGATCTAATCCAGATAAAAAGGCAGAGTTTGTTAAGTTAGAGGGTTTGGTAAAAGATAAAAAAGGATTATTAAAAGATCATTCTAATGTTAAAAAGGATCGTGATGTTATTCTAGCAGCAGGACAACTGCTAAAGGACAATGGTATCAAGACTAGAATTATCAAAACATATCTTCCTACAATGAATAAGTTAATTAACAATTTCTTACAAAGTATGGACTTTTATGTTAATTTTACACTTACTGAGAACTTTGAAGAAATAATTAAGAGTAGGTACAGGGACGTATTTACATATGACAGCTTTAGCGAGGGAGAAAAAGCTCGTATTGATATTGCTCTGTTGCTTACTTGGCGTAGTATTGCTAAGCTTAAGAATAGTGTTGACACTAATTTACTTATTCTAGATGAAATATTTGACGGCTCGCTTGACCAATCTGGTTCTTCTGATCTTGGTTGGGTCTTACGTAATTTCGATGATAGCACTAATGTATTTGTGATCAGTCACAAGGAAGCTATGAACGATAAATTTGATAGGACTATCACTGCTGAGAAGGATAAGAATTTTTCTATCCTTAAGGAGACAGTTAACGAAGTGACACATGGACTGGTTGGCTAGCATATTTTTTTGCTATGATGTGTACATCAACAAAGAGATCGAATGCAACGCAACGAAGTTAAAGGAAACCTTGCTAAACTACTAGCAACAGAAAATCTTGTAGTAGAGCACAGACAGTGTGAGACCGCACAGTTTGACGTAGATCGTCGCGTACTTACATTGCCACTTTGGGATCTAGCAACCAATGATGTTTATGACATGTTGGTTGGACATGAAGTAGGACATGCTTTGTTCACTCCAAATAGAGACTGGAGAGCAGATGTAGATTGCTCTATGGATTACGTTAACATATGTGAGGATGCTCGTATCGAGAAATTGATGAAGCGTAAGTATCCTGGTCTTAAGAAAAGTTTTGCAAGAGGATATACAGAATTAAATGATCAAGATTTCTTTGGTACAGAAGGTAAAGATCTAGAGAATTACAATCTTATTGATCGTATCAATCTTCACTTTAAGGTTGGTGCTCATTCTCTTATTCCTTTTGAGGATGATGAGAAGCAATTTGTAGATGCTGTTGAATCTACTGAGACTTTTGATGAGGTTCTAGAAGTTGCAAAGAGAATATATGATTGGCAGAATCAGAAAGATAAGGAAGCAATGGAAGATGCAGAAGATTTAAATGCTGAGATGGCAGCAGCTCAACAAGGTTCTGGTAAGAAGGATCCTGAAGATATGAGTGATGAAGAATTAGTAGAAGAATTAACTAAAGAAGGAAATGGAAAAGATGATCCTGCTGATTTAGATACACCTAGTTATGAAGGAGGAAGTTCTAGTTCACCTAATGCAGAACCAGCATCCGATGAACCAACCAAAGATGGTTCTGGTAAAGCAGGTGGTGAGCGTGGTGAGTCAGAAACTCAAAGAGCATTTGATCAATTAACAAAAGAACTTTCTCGTCCTAATTCACATCTATCTGATCTTAATTACATTGAGATTCCAAATAAAGTAAACTTAGATACATATGTAACTGACTGGTCTGATGTACATGATTGGATAGATTTCCAACGTGAAGCATATATTAAATCAGTTGGTGAACGTTTCCCAGATTCAGATTATTTTCCATATAAACATCCAGATGAAGAATACAGAGCATTCAAAAAGGGATCAACTAAAGAAGTCAATTATCTCGTTAAGGAGTTTGAGTGTAGGAAATCAGCTGATAGTTATGCTCGTGCTAGTACAGCTCGTACTGGGGTTCTCTCTACAACGAAGCTTCATGAATATAAATTCAGTGAAGATATTTTTCGGAAGATAACTGTTCTTCCTGATGGAAAGAATCATGGAATGATCTTTCTTTTAGATTGGTCTGGTTCAATGTCACAGGAGATACTTGCTACAGTTAAGCAGTTAATTAATTTAACTTCATTCTGTAAGAAAGTTCAAATCCCATTTGAAGTATATGCTTTTACTAATGATTGGTTCATAGCAAAGAATTCAATTGTTAATGGTGAACCAGCAGAAGATCAACCGTATAGTGGATGGTATGATACTTACGGTAGTCGTGATTTTAAATCTCTTAAAGTAAATGAAGTGTATCTAGATGATAGACAGTTTGATTTAGTAAATGTAATTTCATCAAGATCTAATTCTAAGAATTATGATCGTATGTGTCTTAATCTTTTCAGAGAAGCATATTGTTATCGTCATAGAGTTTCTTATCAACCTACTCCTGGTTTTGGTTTATCTGGAACACCATTAAATGAAGCATTGGTAATGCTAAACTATTTGATTCCAGATTTCAAGAGGAAGAATGATCTACAGAAAGTTAATGTTTGTGTATTAACTGATGGTGAATCACATCATGCAAGTTATGGTAGAAAGATTAACAAAGAGTATTCTGAAGATTATAACGTTAGACCTGGTAGAGTTGATTACAATACTTGCTTACGTGATCGTCAAACTGGTAGAGTATACAAGCCATTTGATGGTTGTTGGTCTCAAGTTACTTCTACTTTTATACAGCAAGTCAGAGATCGTTTTCCAGAAGTTTCTATCTTAGGATTTCGTATTCTAGCAGCAAGAGATCTATCAAGTTTTGTTGGTAGATATGGTACTAGAGAAACATCTTATGATGAAGTACAAAAGCAATGGAAAAAAGAGAAGTCAGCGATCATTCCTAATCCAATGTCATTCACTGCTCTTTATGCTATTGCTAATAATGCATTAGATGATGATGCTGAATTTGAAGTTGCAGAAGATGCAACTAAAGGACAGATAACCAGAGCATTTAAGAAAATGCTTAAGAGTAAGTCTTCTAATAAGAAGTTATTATCATCCTTTATTGGACACGTATCATGACAGTTGGGGAAGTGTCTACAACCTTCCCCATTCTCTCTAAGATACATTATACTATATTCATACAAACAAAATTTTATTAATGCCTTTCACATCAACATTCTCCAATGAAGACCTATTAGATTTCTTTTCAGAATTTGGTCCTGAGATTTCTAGTAAAGAAGTTTCTCTTGCTAGTGATAAGTTTGGAGTACAAAAACAAAGTATTACTTCTCGCTTAAAGAAGATTCCAACTGCATCAAGAATAGGTGGTATCAATAGTGGGAAGTGGAAGTTAACCGTAGAAGAAGGTCGTGAGATATTAGAGAAAGCAATTGAGCAACCTACTGTAGAACCTGCTGTACAAGATAGAAATCTGGTTCCACAAAAAGATCCAAACTATGTACCGTTTGGTAACTTCTCTGATCTTAAGAGAATTATTAGTTCTAAGATTTTTTATCCTACATTTATTACAGGATTATCAGGTAACGGTAAAACATTATCAGTAGAACAAGCATGTGCTGCTCTTGGTAGAGAATTGATTCGTGTAAACATTACTATTGAAACTGATGAAGATGATCTTATTGGTGGGTTCCGTCTTGTTGATGGGTCAACTGTTTGGCATAACGGACCTGTCGTGGAAGCACTCGAAAGAGGAGCTGTCTTGCTACTCGATGAAGTTGACTTGGCGAGTAACAAGATACTATGCTTACAATCCATTCTTGAAGGCAAAGGTGTGTTCTTGAAGAAGATTGGTAAGTATGTTAAGAAAGCACCAGGCTTTAATGTTATTGCAACAGCAAACACAAAAGGTAAGGGTTCAGACGATGGAAGATTCATAGGAACCAATGTTCTTAACGAAGCATTCCTTGAGAGATTCGCTTTAACCTTTGAGCAAGAATATCCTACTCCTAAGACTGAGCAGAGAATCCTTGAGAAGATTGCTGCTAATTTAGGTGTACTTGATGAGAAGTTCTGTGCTAATCTTGCTAACTGGTCTGACATCATTCGCAGAACATTTAAGGATGGTGGTATAGATGAAGTTATTTCAACTCGTCGTCTTGTACACATCATTCGTGCCTTTGCTATCTGGCAAGATCGTCTTAAAGCAATCAAAGTTTGTGTAAATAGATTTGATGATGAAACTAAACAGTCATTCATCGAATTATATGATAAGATAGATGCAGAAGTAAACACTGAGGAAGAGGAGGATTAATCTCTTCTTTCTCCACATATCCCACCGCAATTTTTATTATGGCAAAATCCGCTATCGTTAATTTCACTAAGGAAGAGTTAAAATTTATTGTTTCTCAGTCAGATACTATTAGAGAGTGGCATGAACTTGGACGTACCACTTTAAATAAATCTCAACTTGAAAAGAATAGTAAAGTGAGAAAAATAGCACTTGCATCTGTAAGGCAGGATGAATCCTTTGCTCTAAATATTGAATTTAATGATGAAGCAAGAGCAGCACAATTAAGAATAGAAAGGAGAAACAATGACGAGTAAGAATGGTTATCTAGGACATTACGCTACTCTTACTGATGGTAGGTCTGGTAGAATTTTAGAGGGAGTAGGAACTCCCTCTAGTCCTTTACATAAAATTCGTTTATTGGACCTTGACGGAAATCCAATAGAGTGTTATCATGATAAGATACAATACGTATGGAATCCGTGAAGTATAATGAAGATGAACTCCTAAAGGAGATCCAAGATTATATTGGACAAACTTATAGAGGTCATTATTCTGTCGGCAACGTTCAGACTCTTGACCTCATTGATTCAGTAGGGGATGCAGAAGCATTTTGCAGAAGCAATGTGTTAAAATATGCATCACGATATGATCGTAAAGGATCAGCACGTAAGGATATCATAAAGATAATTCATTATGGTATCTTACTATTACATTTTAATGATAAGCGACAATCTGCTAATCATTCAAACGCAAATAACCCTACAGCATTCACCGTTGATTATGACAAATGAGTAACGTAACATTATCAAGAGATACACTAGATGTCCTCAAGAACTACGCAACGATCAATTCTAGCATCGTCTTTAGGAAGGGGAGTACCCTACGAACTATTTCAAACGCAGAGAACATTCTCTCTAAGTTCACAAGTGAGGAAATATTTCCTGTGGACTTCGCAATATATGATCTCAGTCAGTTTCTTTCTGGCATCACTTTGTTTGACAATCCTCAACTGGACTTCTCCAGTGATGACTTTGTTCGGATTGTTGGCTCTGGTAGGTCTGTCAAGTACTATTTTTCTGACCCTGAGATCACCCTTAAGTCAGCACCAGAAAAGAATGTAAACTTTCCAGGTGCAGATATACAATTCAATCTTACAGCAGAAGATCTAGTTGCATTGCAGAAAGCATCTGCTGTGTATAGTCTTCCTGATATGTCATTCCAATCTAGGGATGGTCACATTCAGTTAGTTCTTAAAGACAAAGAGAATGATACTAGTAACACTTATAAGCAAGAGATTGCTGGACAGTGTACTGGAGATTATTCTTTAGATATTAAGATTGAGAACATTAGATTGTTACCAGGTAATTATAGTGTTAAAGTATCTAAGGCATTAATTTCTGAATGGAATAATACCACATTAGATCTTACATATTATATTGCACTTGAACCAAACTAATGCGATTACATAAGCTTTTTGCTGTTCCTGTATTTACATTCAAATTTAATAGTCATGACAGTTATGACTTTCCTGATGTAGAAAGGAAGGATAGGAAACCAGAAGGATGGATTACTTCTGTAAACTCTACCTTCCCAAGAATTCCAGATGATGATCCTCTTGTTCCTATAGATCTAAGAAATCATCTTATGAATGATCTGGGACAACAGATTGCACATGAATTTATTGAGTTAGGTATACCAGACAAGTTTTATTTTTCTGATTTCTGGTATAACATTTACCACGACACGCAAGGTCAAGAACCACATTCACATCTTAATGGTTCTTTATCAAAGAATCCTTATTGGTGTGGGATCTATTATAATAAAGGGACGACACCAACGACTTTTATTCGTCCTGATATTAATAATAGAATACATAAGTTTCCTCATAAGAACAGTGACTTTAATGAACTGTTTGCTGATACTATGAAACCCCAACTCCAAGATGGTGATGTGATACTTTTTCCACCGTACCTTTCGCATTGCGTAGAACCATCTACTAGTGATACAATGCGTATGACCTTCTCCTTCAATATGGTTTTAGATAATGAGTAATGAATTTCTATGGGTTGAGAAGTACCGTCCTACTATAGTAGAGGATTGTATTCTACCAGAGAGTATTAAAAAAGTTTTTCAGGGATTTGTAGAACAACAGCAATTGCCTAACCTCCTACTTACTGGATCTGCTGGTGTAGGAAAGACTACAATTGCCAAAGCTCTATGTGATGAGATTGGTGCATCCTACATTATGATCAATGGATCTGATGAAGGTAGGTTCCTTGATACTGTTAGGAACAGAATAAGACAATTTGCTTCAACAGTCTCACTGACCTCTGGAGCGTCCCACAAGGTCGTTATTATAGATGAAGCAGATAACACAACCAACGATGTTCAACTCTCGCTCAGAAGTGCTGTGGAGGAGTTTCACGGTAATTGTAGGTTTATATTTACTTGCAACTTTATTAATAAAATTATTGAACCATTACACTCTAGGTGTACAGTGGTTGATTTTCGCGTAAAGAATGGACAGTCTGTACAATTACAAGGTCAGTTCTTTGATAGACTGAGATGGATTTTAAAAAATGAAAATGTTCAATTTGAAGACAAAGTTCTGGCTAAACTTATTACTAGGTATTATCCTGACTGGCGCAGGCTTATCAATGAGTGTCAACGCTATTCTGCTAATGGAGCCATTGATGCAGCTATTCTCGTGGATGTTGCTGATGTCAATCTTGATTCTCTTCTTTCGGCATTGGTAAAGAAAGATTTTAAAATTGTTAAGGGATGGGTAGTTCAGCACATGGACAATGATCCTAGTATGATTATGAGAAAGGTTTATGATAGTTTGTATGATGTGTTAAAACCTTCTTCTATTCCAGAGGCAGTTCTTATTATAGCAAAGTATATGAGAGACATTACTATTGTTCCTGATCAAGAGATTAACATGCTTGCATGTCTTACAGAAATTATGATGAGTTGTGAATTTAGATCATGATCTACCATACAGAAGAAGAATTAATTAAAGCTTCAGGACCAGAACAATGGAGACACTTCATTATCAATACTGGTTCTGAATATAAGTTACATGATTGGTATTCAATATCAACTCATGGTAGAGTTGCTAGTCACATTGGTAGAAGACATAAAGGAAAAGGTTTAAGGGGATATGATAGAGTAATAGATCATAACCAAAGAAGAATTATGACAACTCAAGATAACACTTGTGTTCTAGGACATAAGAGAATTTCTTATGTCTTCCCGAAAGACTTTTTTGATTATGATTATGCAAGTTGTAATAAATCTAAGGACACAGTACTTGTTAAGTTTTATACT